ATATATATATATATATATATATATATATATATATATATAATGGCAAAAGTATGCGTTCTACAAACGGATAATAGACCTTCATTAGATTATTTATTAGAAACACAAAAAGTTAATAAAAAGTTCTGTGATATTTTAGGGTATGAGTATTTGTTTTTAGAATTGGATAACAAAAAATATGGTGATATTCATCCCGCAACAAAAAAAATACATGTAGTAAGTGATTTTTTACTCAATTCAAAATGTGATATTTTAGTTTTTTTAGATAGTGATGCTTGGATACAAAATGGTTATTGGTTGAATGATATAATTGATAATTTGATGAATAATAATGAAAAACAAGGTTGTTTTTCAAGAGACCCATACTCAAAATGTAACACATTTATAAATAGTGGGTCATTTATAATTAAAAATAATGATTTTACAAAACAAATGTATACCATGTTAATTGAGGATTTATGCAATGATAATAATTTTCATAATAATTGGCCTTTTGACCAACATTATATCAGTAAATATGTATTTGAAAATAAAGATAATTTTAATATTTTCATTCCAGATATATTGAATACTCCAACAGGAAAAGTGTTGAGACATAATTGGTGGAAAAATGAACATATGTATTATGATTTGATTGTATTATATCGTGATATAAATGACGATGTTTGTTTTGGTAAAACATATTTTATTGAAAAAGATTACTATGACGAAAACGATTTTCCAAATTTGATTTAAATCTTCAAGGGCGTAAAAACCAAGGGGGTCGCTGGCGAACATAGACATATTGTATAAAATTACAATTTTGATTACAATTTTATAATTGTAAAACACACTGCATTTGTCATAACAATTCGAAAGATTTAGAAAAAATATGTATACGGGTATTTTATAAATAGATAACCTATTTAAAATGGACGATTCGAATGACTTGGAGAATGAGCTTTATATTTTAAATTCACAGTGTTGTGATTTAATTGAAACCATATCAGCTTTGGAGACAAATAATTTATTGCTTAGTAAATTCATAATGTCTACCTATGATATTTCTGGAATTGACACATCCTTTATTGCCTGTGTAAATATCAGGTCTTATGATGTATCGGGAAACTTATTAGGATGTGTAACAACAGATGTGTCTGGTAACTTCCAACCCTGTGGCCCGGATGAATTGTTGCCTTGCGTTTTGCCACCTGATTCGTCAAATAATATGCACGTTTATGTGAGGAAAGTAGCAAACCCTGTGCCAAGGCCAAGACCAAATCCTATGCCCTATAAAGGAAAACGGTGTCTTTCTAATTATTATCCTGGCTACCCTTATTACCCATATACATATGACCCATATTCTACATTATTAAATGATGATAGTTTGTATAGGTCACTTCCACAAGGGGCAAAACCTGGACCTGTGCCCGTTCCTTTGCCCGTTCCTTTGCCCGTTCCTTTGCCCGTTCCTTTGCCCGTTCCTTTGCCCCCAACTCAAAATAAAAAAAGAGGATTGGGACGATACGGATACTATGGACACCACGGACCCTATGGACCATATGGACCCTATGGACCGTACGGACCCTATGACCCCTACGGACCCTATGGACCAAATATACTTTATTAATGAGATAAAAATCGCTGGAATAAAAACCAATTATCTAATTCAGGTATATTTTCTCTTACTAACTGAAAATGTTCCTCTTCAGAAAAAATACAATCCACAATGACTATTTGATCATCTTTTACCAAATAGCCATGCTGAAAATAATTAGACAACCGTTCATAGTATGTATTATTCCACCATTCAACCTTTGAATTATGGCAAATAAAAAACCCACCTGCTACAGATACTTGATACGGGGGAATTTCCGTTCTAGGCAACCCCCAATCATTTTTATCTTGAATAATTTGGGCCAATGTGTTTATGTAATCAATCCTATTGTTTATGCAGGCATAATATACTTTGTCTTTACATAATTGATCTATTTTTTCCGCATTTGGCCAATCCCGTAGCAAATCTTTATTTGAAGAATCACGAAAATATCCGATATCTGTCCAACCAAACCATTTTGTTCCAAAATAATTATTCTTCTTAGTTTCGTTTACAAAACTGATTTTTTCAGACCAAAGCATATTAAGTTGCCAATCAATTCGCTCGTTTAATAAATGATTTTGTGAGTGGTTATAGACCCAGTAATCTTTAAATTGATAAGTAAAAAACTCTTCGACTGGCTTAATAATCATTTTTATTCGTGGATTTGATAGATATTTTTCAATATATTGAGAACCGGCGACATCAGTATAAACAACCAGGTAATAGGCATTTACATTTGATAACAAATTATCTATCCATGATTCATAAGTAGATGTATCAAATTTTGATTTAAATACATACCAAGCAGTTGAAAAGGTGATTGACATGCAATATAAACCGCAAACCTAATATATATAAATCAATAACAAGTTGGATTTATTTTATTTTGGTAATATATATTTTAGATGGATTTACAAACAAATGAAAAAATAATGGGAATACCAGAGTATTTATATTATGGACAAAATGAACGTGTAGACGAATTAAATACCCGTATATCAGACCGCCAATTTCCCGATTCGCCATTAGAACCCAATTTCAGCCCTAGGTCAATTCCTACCAAATACTCTCATTTTCCAATCATAAATCGTAGGAAACCAATGAATGAACCAGTAATTCCGTATTTAGATTATAATCCAAATGTTAATTTTAATCCTGGTAGTCAACGTGCTCCGCCATCAGGATTTTTAAACAATATTGATGTAGAGACAGTATTAAGGAACCAAACATTTGCACTACAACGTGCGGACCAAAATGTATATATTCCTTCCTCAAATAGCGACCTTTATAATGTACGCGTTATATCAAGACCAGGACAGCAAACACATCCCCTTTTGTTTGAGCAGCCCCAATTTGATGGAAGAATCCATCCTAATGTTGCTGGATCTGATATTGGCAGAGACCAATTCTTTAACCATACGAGAACCCAATTACGAAAAATTTGAAAGTAATAAATCATTGAAATATTATCATTGATTTATTATCAATATAAATTATATAACCCAGTACCATGAATTCCCTATTTACTATTTTATTATCCAATAATCCAAATCTATTTTTTTTAAAATTAGTGTTATTGTTGGGTATTATTTTAGCATTTATACTTATTTATAAAATAACTGCACCACCCACGTCTAACGAGGGTTTCACTCAACTTGAACCTTTTGTTTTAAAACGTGGACAAGACGCATTTGATGAATTTTATACAGAAATATATGATGAATTATATGATGTTCCTCTTCGTAGTCAAAATGAATTAGTCCAGGTTCTCAAAAACACGGAACCATCGACAAGAGAGAGTGTATTTTTAGACGTAGGCAGTGGAACTGGATATGTAGTAAACCAATTGGTAGAAGCTGGATATGAGGCATATGGCATTGATAAATCAAAGGCAATGGTTGATTTTAGTGAACAAAAATACCCCGATGCAGAATACAAATGTGGCGACGTAATTGATTCCATGGCATTTGATTCGGGAAAATTTACTCATATTCTTTGTACAAATTTTACCTTTTATTTAATGAAAGACCAGCGTACTTTTTTACAAAACTGTTACTTTTGGTTGAAACCAAATGCCTATTTGATACTTCATTTAGTAGATTATGATAAATTTAATATTTATTGTCCGAATGCAAAGGCACCCTTAGCAAATTTTCCTACGCTGAATAAACCAAATCGACTCATAGATACCATGGCTCAGTTTTATGATTATCGATATAATGCGTCATATCGGTTCCCTACTGGTCAAAGCCTAGGACCTAAAGAAGTGTTATACGAAGAAACATTTACTGATAACGAAACCAAACATGTTCGTCAAAACGAATATACTTTATACATGGATACGATTGATTCGGTCTTAGAAATAGCAACTAAAATTGGATTCATGGTGAAAGGAAAAATGAATATGGCCAAGGTACAAAAATCAAAAAATAGAAATCAAATCGCAAATCCATATGCTGATGAGAACCAATATTTATATATTTTAGAGAGACCAATGTAAGAGATATATTTACAAAGGTAGGTTAGTGATTACAAAATAAATTTAGTAATTATATACATGACAAATAGTTTATTTACAAAGAAAGATGATAATGATGGCTATGTAGGAATTGGCAAGATTCCTGAGCATTTGCTGCCTATTTTAGATAAATTATCAAATAAATATTATGTACAAATTCCTAACAAAGATGCGACTATTCATCACACATATTATAATGATTTAGACTCAGAGTTGAAAGAACTATTTAATAAGATACAAAATGATGCGTTTTGGAATAAAATCTGCGATAATTCGCAAAAATGTACCTATACATTTGAAAGGGTTATTGAAATGAACGAGCTTTATTATTCAAACCCAGATCCGGATTTTGAGAAAAGAAATTTGTATGGCACGGCAGCTAATTTAATACCGCATAGAGATTGTATTTTATTTAATTTCCAAGGGATACGGTTTTATCGTGTTATTATCGGATTAACAGAAGGCAATGATGATACAATTACGCATTTTATAAATCACAATCTGGAACATAAAATAAATAGGGGTGATTATATGATATTTGATTTTGATAGAACCCTGCATCAGGTGAAAAAAGAGAAGAATAATAAAACGCCGCGAATTTTGTTAAAACTGCATTTTATTGTGTGTGATTTGGATAATTGTTCCAAAGAATATATTTATTTTGTAAAATCTTTCTACGTTTGCTATTATTATATTGCAAGATATACGGAACAAATAGGAAGTGACCCTACGACATTTATGGGATTTTTTTATGGGTTGCTATGGGAATATCCCTTCTATTCAATTAGTAAATATGTGGTTTTATTTAGTTTTTTATTTTTTGTATTCCTTCAAAATAGAATACTTAAAACTAAGGTTATTTTTGCAAACACCTCTAAATTATTGACAAACGCCTTTCTTGGAATTTCGTTGTTATATTTATCTGTAGTTAGTTTTTTCTGGATTCGATACAAATTATTTGGTATTAGGTAAACTAGTATAAAACAGTAGGTTACTGGAATTCAATTATTTGAAAACAGTAACAATTTAACTAAATTGCATCAATGCATAAATGCTAATCGAATTTTAAAAATATTTTTCAAAAAGAAAAAGGGAGGGGTCGCAGGGGAACCGTAGGTTCCCTGCTAAGGTAAACTTTCGTTCAACCTTTTGCCGTTAAATCGCAAAATATAGTAGTCCCATGCTTCACTATATTTTGATATCATTTACCCTAGTGTTTTTGTCTATATTTGCTTTTATTAAACTAAAATATCCCTTTTGGAATAATCAACCCGTTTTTCACCGATATGACTATTGGCGATTTTTTTATTCGATCCCCTTCATTATACAAAAATATAAGCCATGTAAAACTAAATTTTGTGATTTTGAGAACATTCAAACAAGGGACTATTTAGAAATGAATCAAACAGAAAAGGAGGCTGTTATTGATGTTCTCCAATGTTACTATATTCCCTCCGAATCAATAATCCATACATTAAAAGACCTAGATCTAGACGCAGTTTTGTCGGGCCAATTAGAAACGTCCTATATTTCGAGATATATTGAGAACGAATATAAGGCAATTACAATAAATGAATCAGGTGAAAACGCGGAGATTTTGACGATTCCAAAAACCATCGGCACAATGTGTTCTCATTCTTTACAATTTCATTTTAGAGAACCAACCCAAAAAAGTATCGGATACGTCGATATACCTATTTATTTCATTGATTATTTATGCGTAAATCGTAAAAAAGATATAAAAACACTGAGTCGAAAATTACTCCAAACACATGAATATAATCAACGACTTAGAAATCCAAAGGTTCTCGTTTCCTTGTTAAAAAAGGAGATTGAATTATTTGATGGTATTATTCCACTTGTCGAATATCCAACATTTACGTTTGAACTCAGAAATATTCATTTTCCTCCATTGCCTCCTCATTTTGAGGTTCTCGAAATCAATCCAGAGAACCTAGATATTTTATTAGATTTTCTCTTTGTTCAAAAACAAACCCCCGTATTTGAAATCATGATTTATCCAGATATTGGTAATATAACTGCACTAATAAAACGGCGACTTCTTCATATTTATTGTCTACGCAATGGGTCAGAAATTTATGGGATATATTTTTTGAAGGATGCGAAAATGCAATATGAAAATGACCAAGAAATAAACACGCTGCAATTAGTAGGTAGTATGGCGAACTCAGACTCACTGGAATTATTTTATTTGGGATACTTACATGGATTACGCCAACTTATTAAGCGTAACATTACGTTTAAATATATAATGATGGAATTGCTTGGACATAACTGTGCATTGTTTAATTTTTGGCGTGAAAAACATACGCCAATAAATAATAGTGAAACAGCATATTATTTATATAATATGGTGTATCCAATTTCGCCCTTAGGTAAGGAACGGTGTTTTATTCTGACATAGCGGACATATTATTACGTCTAGTCTTATTTCCCTTTTTCATGTTTGGGTGTTTCATGTCGCTAAATAACTTAGGAATAAATTGGCCGCGTCGTATGGTTACTATTTCTACTACAGTTAGTGGTCTTTTCATCGTGAATACTTTCTTACCCTTTTTGTAGTGGGAAACCGATTTGTGCCCTTTGCCGCCAACTATTTTGACAGAACGCATTGTTTTTGCGTGGCCATGGTTTTTGTGTTCGTGATTTTTGTAGTGAAAATTTTTCATCGAGGCTGACATTTTATATATATATTGTAGATTTTATTTGATCTATTTCATTTGATCCATTTCATTTGCCATTCTTAATTTTATTGGCCCAATATTCGCAGGTCAATTTCTCCATGATTTTATCATCTCTAATGATTGGTTCTATTTCGGCATATTTTTTTTCTAAAAATCCTGGCTCTAAAATCTCCGCAAAATCGTCGACCATAATTGCGGGCAATTCATTAGAATAAATATCTCGCGTATTTATGGTACGAATTATAATAGGAATTGTTTTTAAAATGATTGCCTCAAAAAGTTTAGGACATGGATCAACTCCATTTCCTACAGGGCAAAGTACATATTTGTATTTTGATAACAAATCGTGAAATGCATTTTGATCCATAGATTCACCTATCCAATCAAAGATGTCTGGTCTAGTCAGGACAAATTCTTTGGTTTTATCTCGTGTGATAAATTCTTTCCCGCAGTCATTGTAGTCTCGGTTACGCCATAAACAGAGGATTTTATTAGATGCATGTTTTACAACATTGGGACGTTTACTCAGAAGATTTGATACTACGTGTTCAGGCATAGAATCTAATCCACCAGGTATGCACCGCATCTTTGGATGAATACTCAAATTATTACGACAATACCAGAGCTTTAAATGAGGCGATTCAACAATGATGTCATGTTCTTTTTTAAAATTTACATAAGGCGAATAATCGCTACAATTTGATATCAATATAAATTCGGATGATATGTCAGGCAATATTTCATTTACAAATCGTGGTAAATAATCCGTTTTTATGTAAATGGTCTCCGGTATTTCTTTATTTTTTATAATTCCTTTAAAGGGGATTATCCAGTCAAACAATCTGCCAAAGTAATCTGGTCTTCCCCATCGCATTTCATTGGATTTTGCATCAAGAATTTGCCAGGTCATTTTATTTTATATATACAAAAATTATATATAAAAATTGACATTTTATCTCGTATATTTACCGGTTCTCGCAAAAGAATCTACAATAAAAATGATAAAGACTCCCAAAAATGTATATAAAATAAATTCTTCGGTAATATTGTCGGTTTTTTCGTTTTGCTGGTTCTCTAATAAATGTACCATATAGTTAATTTTTTGCATCAATTTGTCATCATTCATGCCGAGTCCGACACTTGAACCTTGACCAGACCCTATGCCCATTTTGGAATAATAAGGCAACGGCGTCCCTTCATAACTTTTCATATAATTACCATATTTATCTCCTGAACCGCTAGTCGCCGTATATTTTGGTTTAGAATCTTTTTCGCCATTACCATCACTAGTTTTCTGGTTAAATGGTGGTAACATACTAAGGATATTTGTATCGTCCTTCTTTACTTGTAAAGAAGGTGGTTCAAGAGGTTGAAAATTGCCCAAGTTTTTATTATCATTTGAAGTATCCGCCGAAGTGATTTTATTTAATAATTCAGTAACTCTTTCACTGCGATTTTCCGATTCGGTTTGCATATCTAAAACGCTGCTTGGTTGTGAGTTTTGGAAATTTTCACTATAAGTTGTATATTCATCGGCATCATTTAATGGTCTATTTTTTATTGTTTTCCGCATAGTTGGCATTCGTTTCTTATTAGAACAATTATCTGTATCATTATTCCATGGTGATGCATATGTTACTAAAGAAGACATATTAGAAATAATGAAGAGTACTTAAAAAATGAATAGATTTTATTTCTAGTGAAACGAACACCTAATTAAAATATCAATACAATGTAAACTAATACTTTTATACAATTATACAAATATGGAAAAAAGTATAAAAAAAATTGCACAATTTGTTCCGATTGCTACACAATTTGTTCCGATTGTTACACAATTTGTTCCGATTGCTACACAATTTGTTCCGATTGCTACACAATTTGTTCCGATAATTTTAATTTTTTTATTATTATCATTCTCCAAGTCGTTTGCAATATTTAGTTTTTCAATTTTAGGAAAGTTATTAGCAGTATTGGTAATCATTTTTTATACTTATTTTGACAAATATCTTGGCTTATTTGTATGTGCGATTGTTTTATTATATTACCAATCTGATTATCTAGAAAATATGCTAAATATAGATGATATTTTAGATGATATGGACAAATATGATTTATCAAACGAATCGTCAAATGATTTATCAAATGATTTACCCGATGACGGAATGTACTTGAATAATAATAATAATAATAATAAAAAGAAAAAAAAACGAGAGCGTATGATAAACCAAGATGGTGTAAAACAAGAATTCAGAGAACGCAACTGTAAAATTAAAGGAAGTTACAAAAAAATGGGTAGCAATGCATTAACAAAAGGAGGTAAATTAATTTATAAAGATATGACAATAAAATCTGAATACGCAGAACACATATTTCCTGAATTAGAATTTATAGACGAACCGTGCAATCCCTGTAATGAATCATGTAAATTCTCAATAATTGAATCAAAGTTAAATACAGAAATATTAATGATCCCGGTATCGACCTCTCAATAAAAATATCTACAAAAAGTATAGAATGACACAATCTAAAGAATCAAAAAATTATACTTTTACTAAATTATTAGATTATTTGCATGATAATGTTCAAGCAATTAATAATAGTAAAATATTTGCTGGCTTAATGATTATCACATTAAATATTGTATCTAAATTTGCAAATATTAAGCTTAGTAAAACGCTGGAGTCTTATTTAAAATTTACATTTAGTAGACAAATATTAGTATTCGCGATTGCCTGGATGGGTACCCGCGACATATATATTGCTATATTTATAACAGTGGTTTTTGTAATTCTAACAGATTATTTGTTACACGAAGATAGTGCATTTTTTGTTTTACCAGAAGAATTCCGGGATTATCACATTTCTTTGTTAGAAAATGAAAATAATCCAGATACGGTCACAGAGGATGATATTCGAAAAGCAGTTGAAGTTTTAGAAAAAGCCAAGGCACAAAAAATGCTTCCAAGTAATTATATTGGGGTATCACTATAAATGTTTATAGAAAGGTGTATCGGTGTATTATGTAGAAAAAAATTATCCACATAATATAACTAAAAAGATGAGTTTTGAAATCAAGGAAATAAAAATAAAATTATATACCAACTTGAAAACAAAAGACCAACGGTTAATCGATTTTACATTAGATATGTTATATAATGAGACAGCTCCAACCTCTGAAACAGGTGGAGCTGTACAAAAAAACGGCACAGGTCCAACAGCGGCTGTTCCAAAGGCAGTCGAATTAAAAAAAGATGGACTCAATACATTACCCTATTTTACAATGAGTGTAAGATATCCTTTAGACCGTCTTCAAAAAGATTTATTAACCTATCAGGAACGCGTAGATTTCTTTTTTGATGATAAAAAATTTGAACGCATCTTATTTTTATATACTAAAAAACCGGAAGAATCAACAGACCCAGATGTAAATAACGATATTGCAGAACATAATATTATGGTTATGCTTGAGCTACTGTTTCCTACAAAATTCACAGTAATTAATAATTCACATACATCATTTGACCATGTCATGGCAAATAGTTCTTTAAAACGTATGTTAATCAATCCAACTATAAAAAAATATTATTCTTATTTAAAATTAGCCGATGGAAAAATTTATACGTTTACTCGATTAATTTGGTTAAATGATTTAATGAACCATCCGCTATATCGTACGTTTATTAATGAATTTCATACATTTTGGCTCTGGTATACGAGAGAGAAAGAAAAAGTAGAAAAACAAATGCGAAAGAGTGTAGAAGATATTTCAAAAATAGTAGATGGGATATTAGTAGATATTTTTAAAGGAGTGCGTCAATCTTTTACAATATATGATGTTCAACCAAAATATGATAAAACGCATTTTGATCTACAAAAAGGAACTTTACAACGAACTATTTCAACAATGACACGATTTAAATTATTGTTGGATAGAGTAAAATTAGGAAGGGTTGTAGAAATAAGTGAAATGTATAAAGAAGCAGGTTATTTAACAAATAAGGACCCACAAAAACAAAAAACTGACAGATTTTTTATAGATGGTTTAAATAAAGCAATTGAAGAGACAACATTGTTATTAAAAGAAGAAGAAGAAAATGAAAAAAATGCAAGGGCACAAGAGACGTCAAACGAAAAAAAAGATAATAAAAAAGATAAATCTACTTCTGAATACGAAGACGAAGATGATGTTTTTAAAAAAATAAGCGAATATACCGAATCTCATTTTACAAGTGAAAAAATAGCCCAATTGTCACTTGTTCGCTTTATCAATGAGTTGGATAAAGCTGGCAGAAAAAAGAAAGAATCTACACAAAAAACTCCAGATCGTGTTTTACCTCTTATTAAAAAAATAAATTCAGCAGTAAAACAGCTTTCTGTAAATCCAATAAAATTACCTGTAGTAAAATATGAAAATTTACGTTTATATACAACTATGCCTATGAGTGACGTAGAAAAACAATTATCCGGTGGTGTGGCCCCAGAATATGCTACATTTGTTAGAAATGTCCGGAGTCGATATTATGGTACTCAACGCAAATCGATCAATACTTATTTGCAAAATCTTATTGACGGAGCAGACGAACAATCTGTGCGGGATTTTTTTAGATTGTTTGACATACTTTACAAAAAATATATGCGGAATCAGCCGGGTGAAACAAACTTTGAACTAGCAACCCAATTATCAAAAGTATTAAACACCAGTTTAGCTAAAGTTGAAACAAACGTGGCAAATTGGAAATATGAGGTTTATGTGATGGCTGATTTTATTCAGGGAAAGGTAGATGACGAAAATTCTAGTAAAATCTTTTGCCCTTATGTAGGTGAATACTTGGGAGTAATGTTTGAATTTTTGTTTCAAATGGCTTTGTATGGTAAATCAGAAAAAGAGGATTTGTATAGATGGGCCGTAGATAGAAATCGGGTGTTTTTTTCACTAGAATCCATTAAACAAAATAATGGAGAAGTTGTGCAAGAATTACAACAAAAACCGCTGAATATTTCTGTTTTAGCCCAGAAAAGTGATGGAGATAATAAAATGACGAAATTTAGTGGTGATGTCACTCAAGCAGTTGAAAACGCTGATAATATACCTGTTGACGAAGACCGCGTTAATTCGCTTTTTGTTCAAAATGTGATTTCTGCAGATAAAAAAATAACTGGCGATAATGGCATTCTCACTAAGTTGAGACAATATTTACCTGACGTAGATGAATCGCGACTTTTATATTATATTAGTAAAAACAATAAAAAATTATACGATGTTATCGTGAAATGGCATAAAAAAGAGTATACTCGCGACGAATCAGTGTTGGAAGAGATGCTTAGTTTACAACCGATTTATGCAAGCCAAAATGCGGTTTTAAATAAACGATTGACCGACCCTACCATAAATGTGGACACAAATGACCGAATAAAGATGAAGACTGAGACGGAATTAAATAATTTATATTTGGCTGTATTAGAGAAATTAATTGAACTAGAACAAAAGAAAGCGATAGATATGGGTTCTGGTAATTTAGTAAAATTATCTAATGTTGGTGGGTCACGAAAACGGCGTATTAGAAATAAGAGACACGTCACCCGAAAATACACAAAAAAATAAACATTTTTCTATTATTATGTAGGAATATTTTTGTTGTTGTATGATTTACTTCTTTGCAGGGTAAAATGTTGGCTTTCCGTCCTTGAAAATTCCGATTTCGTCTCCTACCTCCTCGTCTGCATCAATAGCATAAATTTTTCCGTTTTTCTCGCCAGTTGTATAATAACCTTTTCCTGATATTGTTATTTCAAATACTTCCGCTTCCTCCTCATCAGGAACGTCACCAGGCACCTCTTCCTCTTCCTCTTCCTCTTCCTCTTCCTCCTCCTCACCAGGCACGTCCTCTTCCTCTACCTCTTCCTCCTCCTCACCAGGCACGTCCTCTTCCTCCTCCTCACTAGGTACGTCCTCTTCCTCCTCCTCACTAGGTACGTCCTCTACCTCCTCACTAGGTACGTCCTCTACCTCCTCACTAGATACGTCCTCTTCCTCTTCACCAGGCACGTCTCTAGTAACTTTATCAATAGTAATATCTTGCTTCTTATTTGGAAGAGAAGGAACGGTTTGTTCACTTTCGTCAATCACATAAACAATATTCTCTTTTTGTGTCGGATTTTCAACAATCTGTACTTCGTCGTCATCCTCATCATAAGCAGGCTTGAGGCCAGGTTCTCTTTTTATATCGATAAACTGAACAGTTTGACCAGACAAAGGAATGGAGACAGGTGTATCATTTCTACGGAATTCAGGCAAAGAATAAATCAGATTCTTCAACGCCTTATTTTCCTTCCGCAACTTTTTATTTTTTCTAAGCAAATCCTGCACAATAGGCAGGCACGCGAGAGCTTCATAATTGGACTGGTAAGTATTAAATGTATCAATCGTAGACATATTCGAGTTTTGTTGGAATCAAAATCCATTTTAATAAATTCAATTTTTTACTGTCGATGGGAAAAATCGACTTTTGTCCAAGATGGTGGAAATAAATCAATGGTATTATGTGCTATTTTATGGCCAAACCAAACAGATGGATAACATACAATTTGTTCCACATTTTGATTAAAATACGCTCCCCACCAACTAAACGAACTATTGGCAATTATGTTGTCTTTACAACAACTCATCAATAACATTTGTTGCCAATCGGGTATCGTGTCATCTACCAATACAAACTCAACCTTTGAACCAAACATTATTTTTAATCGATTTATTATCAAATCAACATCCCCTATATCCTCTTTTTCACAGAAATAGAGAACATTACAATAATCACGTTTACTCAAAATATGGGCTAATGCGTTTTTATAATATTCATATGGCATAATAGGATGATAATCTTGTTTTGTTTTATAATCACCCATACGAAAATGCATACTTACCATGTTAGTGTGAAAAGATAAAAGTTCAAAAAATTTTTCACGAATATCGTGTTTTTGGTTTGTTACTCGTATCAATGAAAACAAAATAGTGCGATACTCTTCAAAATATAAGTAACTTTGAAAATAACCATATAAGATTGTGTTTTTATCATAGGCATCGATTGGTTCATATCTAAACCCTTGTTCAGAATGTTGTATCTGTAAGTCTATTGATTCTTTGGTGACATAGGGAGACAAACACTTTAAAAAGTTGGACCAATAAGTGGGCCTTTCGATTCCCGTTGTCAAAACTTCCGAATAAGAAAACAAAACTTTCTTGCTATTTTTTATACCATATGCAAGCGTAGTAAATACTTGAAATAATTGGTTCCCTAAACCTCCCATCAAATAACAAGAAACAATCGTATGATTTGCCATTTATTTATGTAAATCTGTCTATAAATCTTTATATATTTACAAAAAATATATAAAGATTTTTCCAATGACTATTTTATAATGTCTTCTTCAAAAGGACGTGCTATCGGAATTGATTTGGGAACAACCTACTCTTGTGTAGGTGTTTGGCAAAATGACCACGTGGAAATTATTGCGAATGATCAAGGAAACCGCACTATGCCTTCTTATGTATCTTTTACCGATGATGACCGCCTCATTGGTGAAGCCGCTAAGGCTATGGTCGCAAATAATCCGTCTAACACCGTATTTGATGCCAAGCGTTTGATTGGTAATAATTTTAATGACCCAAAGGTACAGAGTGATATGAAGCACTTTTCTTATAAGGTAATTGATCGGGACAATAAGCCATTTATTGAGGTAGATTTTAAGGGTGAGACCAAGACGTTTGCTCCCGAAGAAATTAGTTCGATGATTCTTGGTAAGATGAAGGAGATTGCCGAGGCATTTTTGGGCGAGACAGTGACAGATGCGGTAGTTACTGTGCCGGCCTATTTCAACGATTCACAGCGTCAGGCGACGAAGGATGCTGGCACCATTGCTGGTCTCAATGTTTTGCGAATTATTAATGAACCGACTGCGGCCGCAATTGCCTATGGCCTTGATAAGAAGAGTAACAAGGAACAAAACGTATTGATATTTGATTGCGGAGGTAAACGTTCTGCCTCCTGTGGAGAATATTGCCCACCCATTATGGTCTGTTAATCAGGACCATTTTGGAATCTGGTTAATTGCTGGAAACTCCTTAAGCTTTTCCTACCACAACATAATATGAAAATATAAGTGTGAAGGTTTAAGAAAGGAAAAGATTGGACAATCAGCAGCCGAGCTTCTAAACACTCCTGATATTAGTGCACGAAGAAGGTTCAACGACTAGACCTGACTATATTATTAGTCGGTCCACGAAAACCAGAGTTTAATTATTAATGTTCTAACTAAAAGTAATAAAAACAATTTTCTTGATATATATCAGTAGAAGAGATGTCAATCGAAACAGAAGACATCCCAATTCGTAATAAAATATTAGATTCCCTCATGGAAGTAAAAAATAAAAGTGATAATACGTTGATACCTATAACCACCAAAATCCTAAAATTTGAATCCAGTATGTATTCATCTACAAAAGAAAATATTTGGCATGTGTTTATTAACGGAAATAAGATAAAAAAAACATCTGATTACACATACACTTATATTTGCCTAACTTGTAAAAACCCGAATACATGTGCGTCCACCCAATTTCTACGAAAAATACGCCAAGCCAAAGCTCAATGTTTTCAATGTAACAACATCGCATTGAATAGCAAAGAAAAGGTGCCAAATCCTAAAACCAAACCTCTAGAAAAATCGTATCGTCAAAAACACGAAGAATCAAAAACAGAATTTGAAACTTATCCCGACTTGTACAAAAATTCATATTTGTTGTCCCATCTTTCAATCGAAGACTATAATAGGATTCTACCGAAAATCCAAAGCTTCGGAAGTGGAAAATACACAGATTTGAATGACTATGAATATTGGCCAATTTATAAAATAAATAATCAAATGAAGTTTTCACATGTACTTTATAATCCTACGAACGATACGATATTTAAGGGAGACCAACCTATTTTAAAATGTGATAGTTGTCAGGGGGTGTGGCGTGCGAAGACACTAGACCAATTTAAAAACGACCATAAGATTCTGTGCAAAGATTGCACATTATGTAATCGAACTTTTAAGTTACGACCAACAAAAAACATCAATAATGAAATGGTTATGTACCAATCTAAGCTAGAAATCAAATTCATAGAATGGTGTGCGTCGCAAAATTTGGTTGTTAAAAATGGTCCGAATGTCGATTATGTGTTTAACGAAAAAACCCATAAATATAGGGTTGATTTTCAAGTTGGTGATTGTTTGGTCGAAATAAAGGATTTTCATATCTGGCATCGGAATCAAGTCGAAAGTGGAAAGTGGCAGGCGAAGGAAGATGCTGCTGAAAAATACATAGTGGATAATGGATTATCAAGGTATTATTTTATTACACCGAAGAATTGGAATCAAAAAATAGGGGAATTATCAAATGAATTGGAAAAAGAAAAAAAATGAAACAAAACATTAGAACATAATAATAATTAAATAAGATATAGTCTGACCTCATATGAAAGTATGAGAAATGGTGAATTAAAGATCACTATACTAACACGAATGTGGGAACATTCGACGTGTCAATTTTAACGATAGATGAAAACATTTTTGAGGTGAAGGCTACGGCTGGGGATACTCACCTGGGTGGAGAGGATTTTGATACAATTATGGTTGAGCACTTCATGGAAGAGTTCAAGCGTAAGCATAAGAAGGATATTTCTGAAAATAAGCGTTCGGTGCGTCGCCTTCGTAGTGCTTGTGAGAGTGCTAAGCGTACACTCTCTTCATCGAGTGTAGCAAACATCGAGATCGACAGTTTGTATGAGGGTATTGATTTTGCCTCCAGCATGACCCGGGCCAAGTTTGAAAATATCTGCGAGTCACTTTTTAAGAAGACAATGGCACCGGTTGAGCAGGTGCTTCGCGATTCAAAGATGTCAAAGAGCGAAATCCACGAGGTTGTGCTTGTGGGCGGTTCGACGCGTATTCCTAAGATTCAGCAGTTGTTGAGTGATTTCTTCAATGGCAAGGAGCTTTGTAAGTCAATTAATCCCGATGAGTGCGTTGCCTATGGTGCGGCGGTTCAGGCAGCCATTTTAACTGGAGTTCGTGACACTAAAATCAACGATTTGCTCTTGCTCGATGTCTGCCCGTTGAGCTTAGGTCTTGAGACTGCGGGTGGTGTGATGACCAAGCTTATTAATCGTAATACGACAATTCCTTCTAAGAAGACCCAGACCTTTTCTACGTATGAGAATAACCAGCCGGGCGTGCTTATTCAGGTATATGAGGGAGAGCGGGTAATGACCAAGGATAATACTCTTTTAGGCAGATTTCAATTAGATGGAATACCAGCGATGCCTAGAGGAATGCCTCAGATTGAGGTAGCATTTGACGTAGATGCCAACGGCATTTTGAATGTAAGTGCATGCGAAAAGTCGAGTGGAAAGACGGAGAAGATAACAATTACAAATGATAAGGGACGGCTTAGCAAGGAAGATATTGATAGAATGGTGGAGGAGGCAGAGCGGTATAAGGCTGACGATGATGCTATGAAGGAGCGTATCGAGGCCAAGAATAAGATGGAGGAACAGTTATACCAGGCTAAGTCGAAGTGCAATGACGAGAAAAACGATATGATCAAGGCAGCATTAGGTGATACGATCAAGAAGTACGACGATTGGCTTTTTGAGAATGGGTCAGAGGCAAAGGAGGTATACGAGGAGAAGACAAAGGAGATGAATGATATGATTGCGGAGATTATGACTTTACAGTCAAGTAGCGGTAATATGTCTGGTCAGAGTATGCCAGATTTTAGTAATATGAATATGCCCACTGGCGATACGAATAAGGATGATGATGACGACGATGATTCTGGTCCAGAGATTCAGGAAATTGATTAGGCATTTTAGACTATTAGACAATAAAAATTTATAAATATAATGTATATTTATAAATAGATAGTTAATGAGTTATAATTTTAATAGTATACCTAATATCAATGCAATTGGAACTGTACTGCAATATGCGGGTTCAGCAACTCCAGATCCACCTGGATGGGTAATATGTGATGGCGTTAGCCGCAGCAACGCATCGGGTCAATACAATAATATTTTAACGAGTCAATTGGGTACTAACCCTATTCCTTCCACCTCAATTTTGAACGCACCATTTAATTCTGCTTATTCCCTGAGTGGGAATAATAATGGGTTTGGTGATTGGAGTACTATAATGTATAGTACACAAACTGCCATCTCTAAAAATGGTAATATTATGGCAGCTTCTAATACGAATGGTGGGGCTAATACGAATAGAGGGATATATATATCTACTGATACAGGTATCAATTGGACAAAAAAATATGGAGGAAGTTTACTAAGTACGGATCTACCATATATGGTTTCGATGTCATTAGATGGTTCAAAAATTCTAACAGTAGTTGGTGGTACATTACATTTAACAACGGATTATGGTTCATATTGGAAATCTATATTAGTAACCTCAATTCAATACCCAATTGCATACATTTCTGGGAATGGAAATGTTATTGGATTATCCGATTTCGTAGGCTATGGAAATATACGACTTTCAACAAATGGTGGAAATACATTTACATATTACTCTCCTTCACAAAACGGGTTAAGTAGTACGGGGAATATTGGTGCTATCACTATGAATCCAAGCGGTTCTGTAATTTTAATGTCAATCAATCTGTCAACAAACGGCGGGGCTAGTTGGACTGGTTTACCGTTTAATGGCGATACGGTACGAGGGCTTACAGTATCAAACGATGGTAAATATATGTTAGCAGGAGATATGTATAATATAAATAAATTTTATTTTTCAACAGATACAGGAAAAAATTGGCAAAATATAAGTTCTACTAGAGGTTTAAGCAATTCCACTTATTTTAGCCCAACTATGTCAGGAGATGGACAAATTATGTTAGTAAATACAACCTCTAATGTATATATATCAAGTAATTATGGAACAAATTGGTCCATATTAACTGTACCAGCAGCAATGATTACCGCTGGTGGTGGTTCACTTAATATTTCAAATGACGGAACAAAAGCGATCGGTGTTGGTCAGAGCAATCCAATACATATCTCTACTGCGGCAAACACGGTTCCTGGTTATAATTATTTTTCGTCTTTTACACCAATATCATTAGCGAATACTACAAGCACAGATGGAGCAACTCTAAAATATATCATGAAATATTAATACAACTTTACCGAAAAAAATCAATTGAGTCGCACTGACAATTTATTTCGTCTTTGCAGTAAATGCTGATTGGTATAAATGACAAATCTTGAAAATCAAGCTTGGTCCAATATTGCGTTATCTAATGATGGAACAAAGATGTTAATGTCAACGGTGAGCTCGTTGTACGTCTCAAATACAGCATTTTCATCATCCGATTATTATGCTAATTTTAAGCCATTTAATTTACCAAGCAGCACAACCGTCGATGGCACGACCTTAAATTATATCGTAAAATATTAAAAAACCTAAAACATTTTTAAATTATTACTCCTCAAAATCGTCATTAAAAAAATATTCTTTTTAATTTGAAACCGATCTATGGTACGGTCATAATCATCACTCGAAAATGTGACAAACACATCTAAATATTTATCCCATGATACTGATTTTTTGAATGGTCCAACTGTTTTATTAGATATATGCATCGGTATTCCATGAATTTCTGGGTCAATACATTCTAAATGTTCTTCTACTAACCAATTCAGAAATTCACACATGTAATATACAAATAGATTTTTTGTTTTTATTTTATTTTCATATAAAATAAAACCAACTGTACTACGTTAGGTTTAGGTCGACTACGTTAGGCCAAAGCTCTCTTTCATAATACTTGTCTTGCTCGGTCCCTTTTGTTTTTCACTCTGTCTCTTTACTTTATAGACGCCCCCGCTCTGTCCAGTGCCCTTTTCTCCGCATTTTTGTCCGACCCCCTGTTTCGTACCATAAATATTCATAATAAAATCCTCATTATCCTCGTGAAGCTCAGGCAAAATACGCGTCATTGGTTTCTCAATAATTAACAACATATGTTCGGTTTTCAGTAATTTACGATACTCCTGAATCGACAAATTGCCATAAAATTTATCTAATAAAAAATAAGGGTTAGGTGCTGGCTTAATATTCCTCTTATAATCATAAATCTTACTATACATCTGGTTCAATAAATGATACCGTTCAAATTTCGTCGAATCATCTACATTCTCTTTCATCAAATAAGCAACCGCACATTCGGGTCGACAGAAAGACCCATACCCATATAATTGCCCGTCCATTTCATATTTCGGAATATAACAAGATGGATTATCATATTCATAAGTGCACCAAAAACACGCCGACTTTTTATCCGGATTCGTATTTTTATAAAGTTGCAACTTAATCTTTTTCAATTTTTGATTGACATCCTTTACACTTATGTCAGCCGTATCATCAATTAAAATCTCATGTCCTTCTACATTATTTTTACCGACTTCACCGTCTTGTCCTGCCGTATCTATGCCTATTTTTTTAGAATGACAAACTGAACATAATTTAGAATGTTCAAACTCGTTATAAGCATCATTTGGTTTTTCTAGAGAATTGCTAATTGACTGTTCATATTTGGAAAAAGAAACGCCGTCATTTGAATTATATGTCATAATCGTTGGAGGAACAATTGGATTATATGTAAGGGGATCAGTTACGATTTTATTCATTTGTGTATTATATTCGTTTAAATCCTGGACCGAGCACTTTAAATGTAATATAATATTCGCAATAGGTGAATCAGAATCAAGCGTATCAACTTGTTTCAATACTAACTTTCCACCTTTAGGTTTTCTACCACGTTTTTTCGCTGGACAAGGAACGGAAGGAACGGAATGTAAACGGCCCGCGGAATTTGTGGAATCTGTAGAATCTTCAATCTCCATTGTAATATTAACACTAGTAGTAATGGTAGGTGGATTTTCTGCTAAAGTCTCGCTCTTTTTCTTACGACCACGTTTTTTTTTCAAAATTTCTGTATCCGGAGCATAATCTAAAACATCATTCGAAACATTATCCATTTAAAAGGTTTTATTGTAATGAATCGTTTATTTTTTTTATATTGTTTATAAAAACCTTTTTACCAGAAATCTTTTTTTAAATATCTTTGATTCTTACCTAAATCTATATGTTTTTCTCGTTTTTCTTGCTAACGCATACGCTTTTTTGTTATGATTACATCCTTCTTCAATAATTTTAAAATCAACAGCAGCAGATTTTCCTCCGGTAATAGAACTGGCCAATCTGGCTCTACCCCATGATTGAGCAGTTTGGTTGGGTCGTGAACCAGACGAAAAATACGCACCTTCTCCTTTATTAACAATTTTTTTTAAAGCAGGAATAGAGCATCCAGTAGCTTTAGATAATTCTCTACCAGGAACGATCGAATCCAACTTATATAGTTTCTTTGCATCATTAATATGAGACGATTTTCTATTTTTAAAAGAGGGCAAGGACTTTCTAGTAAAATATTTGTTCTTTTTATAAAGTCGCCTCGATTTCATAAGCATATTAAGTTGGCTCTTTTTATCTTTTGAATTTAGAGAATTCGGAGCATATCGAATCGGAATAGACTTAGGTAAAAACATATATATCAATATATATATAATAATGTCGACAATAAAAATTGCTTATGGAATTTCAAAAAAAAACATAGACGTAACAGAATTTTGTCATTCAAACCTACAAAACAATTATACAATTACAATACCACATTGTGATACAACCCGTGCGGGTCTTTTTACAGACCCATTGTTTGGAACAAGAAAAAGCATATTTGTAACTATAAACGATATTACGACAGAATATCATGAAAATTATAATATAACGATCAACATAAAAGATAATTCTGTTAGCACAATTGATGAAACTGTGATGAATGAAAAACTAAAACAAATACAATCTACTTTAAAACTAAATTATGGATCATTTGATACGGAGATTCCTGAGCAAAAAATGGTTCTCAGATATTTGAAAGGTAATGAAAAAGTATTGGAACTAGGTGCAAATATCGGGCGAAATACACTGATAATTGCCAGTATTTTGAAAACGCAGAATAATCAAAATTTTGTCACCTTTGAATGTGACCAAAACATCGCGGCTAAATTAATCGAAAATCGCGACATTAATAATTTTACCTTTCATATTGAAAACAACGCATTATCAAAACGTAAACTCATACAAAAGGGCTGGGACACTATGGTTTCCGATGAACTTTTGCCTGGATACAAACCAGTGAATACAATTACCTTAGAGGAGCTTAATGCCAAATATAATATTGCCTTCGACACCCTGGTCTTAGATTGCGAAGGTGCATTTTATTATATATTATTAGATATGCCTGAAATAATAAATAATGTGAATTTGATTATTATGGAAAACGATTATCATGAGCTTTCAAAAAAACAAGAAATAGATGAAAAATTGAAGGCAAATGGGTTTTATCGTGATTACTTTGAAGGTGGTGGTTGGGGACCTTGTCGTAATTTCTTTTTCGAAGTCTGGAAAAAGTAGAACGCAGTTTTCAGTTTAGGTTTACAATATTATAACATGTTCGACATAATGGAACATAATTAGTGGAACCTATAATCACCTGTTCTTGTTCTTTTGTGATTCTATGTGAAAATATGGCAGGTTGTTGACAGTTTGTACAGTTTGAATGCAATTTAGTTACGGTATCACAAATCGGTATCAAATCTAATAACTTACCAAATTTTTGTCGTTTGAAATCGCCATCAAGTCCACATAAATGAAGACGTTTTTTTTCAACATTTACCAGTTTAACGACTGTTTCATATAAATCCGGGAAAAACTGTGCCTCGTTAATTAAAATCGCATTATAGTTTTCAAAACTGCCTTGTACGTTTACCAGCTCAAAAGCAAATGTGCAAGGAATCATTTTTTTATCATGAGTAGAAAGCATCGTATCATGATAACGGGTATCTGCAGAATAATTTATAACGAGAACGCGTAATCCAGATTTAATGTATGTATGATATAAATTAACTAAATGCGTTGTTTTACCAGAAAACATCGGTCCCAAAATAATTTCTAAAAACCCGACTTGATTTACTTGCCCCTTCATTCTTTTAGTAAATAGATAGAAAATCTTTGAATGGGTTTCCGAAAATCAATTTTTTTGACCATTCCTTTGCCGATTATAAAAATAAAGAAAAACTAACATAAACCTATGACCACTTAATAACGTATATCAAAATATAAATAAAACTGGATGATTTCAAATAGTCAAAACAAACAAAATATTCCCTGGGTAGAAAAATACCGCCCTACTCAATTTGATGACATAGTGCTAGACCCAATAAATCGCCGTATATTTCAAAACATCCTTACTAGAAATTACTTTCCAAATCTCATGTTTTATGGGCCACCAGGAACAGGTAAAACTACAACAATTATTAATCTTATAAATGAATATCAACAACGCCATAATCAAGTAAATAAAGGTTCCGTAATTCACTTGAATGCATCGGATGAACGCGGAATTGATATAATTAGAAATCAGATATATCAATTTGTGAAATCCAAAAATTTCTTTGAAGCAGGTCTCAAATTTGTAATCTTGGACGAGGTAGATTATATGACAAAGAATGCTCAGCAAGCACTCAAATATCTTTTGCAATCTTCCTGTTATAATGTCCGCTTTTGTTTAATTTGTAACTACATTAGTAAAATTGACGAATCTTTAAAAAATGAGTTTACCTGTATACGGTTCAATCAATTACCTCGGCAAGATATATTTAAATTCATAAAACAAATAACACACAGTGAAAATTTGGAACTAAGCGATGCGGTCATTGATACGATTCAAAAATTATATAATTCAGATATTAGAAGTATGATTAATTTTATTCAATTAAATCAAAATAATACGGAATGGGAGTCGAATATTATTACTGATAATATATGGGAGAAAATCCACGAATTGCTTTGCTTACAAAACCATGACGTTACTTTTGATTACATAAACAATATTAGTATTCAGTATAACACAGATAAGAAAACTCTTATGAAAAATTATTTTAATTATATTATTCGTAATAAAAAAGAGCTGGTAACTAAAAAATTATTAACTATTATTGAAGGTGCGATGCATGTGACGGATTCAAATATACAACATATATTACAGTACTTTATACATCATTTATCAGATTTTTATGCTAACAATTGAAATAGACGACAATTGAAAAATTGAAAACCATATAAAGAAAGTCCAGTTCTTTATATAGTATTATACCGATTCCATTAACATGTCTGGCATAGATGATGAGTGGGCAAATTTCTTGACTACACAAGTTGCTGGATACAAGCAACCCGATATTAAAAAATCTGAACCAATTGTTCAAAAATGTAAAGAATCAAGTGAAGAAGAGAAGGATAGTTTAGACACTGCTGCTGGTTTGCCAGTATGTGAAGAATTGTATATTTCTACTAAAACAAAGGTATTGTTCTTGAATCAACCTATCGATATCCATACGATTTTCTGGAAGATTCCCATCAACGAATATTGGCGACCTATGGATGGCGTAGTAAAAAAACAAATGAAAATCGTATCTAAATCAAAAGAAGAATATGACGAATATCGAGCAAAACTTGAAAACGTGCCATATTATAATGAAAATATTATTAAACAAATTGATAATCCAGCTGCTAGGCGAATCAAATTCAAAGACGAGCGAAAAATTACGATTGGCATTTCGAAAAAGGATATTATGAATTGCCGCGGGAAAGTAAAGAATGCTTTTTATAATTGTTTTGCAATTATCCTCCGGTTCAAATATGAAGGTGCCTTTCGCGAAATTCACGTAAAAGTATTCAACACAGGAAAGCTCGAAATTCCAGGAATTTTGAATTCTGGATTACTTGATATTGTAAAAGGAATGGTTTTGAACATGATGCAGCCAAATATAGATAGCGTCCTGGAATTTATCGAAACAGATTCAGAAAACAACGTTCTCATTAATTCCAATTTTAATTGCGGATACTTTATAAATCGTGAAATGCTTCACTCTATTTTGCGTGGTAATAAATATAGAATTGAAACTGCATATGATCCTTGTAGTTACCCCGGCGTAAAATGTAAGTTTTATTTTAATAACGATCTTCCATTTGAAGATGAACGGCAGAATGGCCAGGTCTTACAGGAAGACCGTGCAATGAAAATGAGTGAATTAGGTGATAATAAAAAATATACAGAGATTTCCTTCATGATTTTTAGAACAGGCAGTTGTTTGATTGTAGGAAATTGTACCGAAAAGATTCTGAAATTTGTGTTTGCGTTTATAAAAAAAATGTTGGCCGAAGAATATGAAACAATTCGCGTAGACACAGAGGAGCCAGTAAATAAAAATAAAAAGGTGAAGCTCCGGAAAAAGACAATTATCATGTCTCAGGAATATTTTACGGATAATTCCCAAACAAACCAATCTTAATCGGTTTAAAAAATATTTATTTAGTATATATTATAAATATGAAAATAGTGATAAATTCGCATAAGAAAAGCACGATTGCACTAGATCATTTGCTAAAAAGTATGAAAGAAATGAAAGAATTTTTTAATTATGAAATATTAATTGTCATAGGCGGGCATTTTGAATTATCTGATTATTTATTCACTAAGAAAGACAATGTTACGTATATTTATTGTAATCATAATAGTATAGATTTTACTGGGTTAATAACGTTAGAAGAGTTATATCATGAAAATATAGAAGACTATTACCTTTATTTACATGATACCTGCAGAATTGGTGACAATTTTTTTAATAAATTAAAATCAATCAATTTAACAAAAATTTCTACTATAAAACTAAACAAAAGCTTCTCTATGAATATGGGTATTTATTCACAAAAAACGATAAACAAGTTTTGCGATTTTTTATTATCAAAAAAAAATGTAGACGAAAATCGATGCCTAGAATTCAAAGCCGTTTCTAATGAAGATTATATCTTCGATAATGATATTAATAATGTTGTTTTAGAAAATTACGATGGTTGGAATTTTACAGGACCTACTGATTATTATGAAACAGGAACACAACGAATTGTAGAATATTATCCAAATTTAGATTTATACAAAATGAAAGCAAATTGGGGCCAATGTTTGACATTGGATAATTGAACATATCAAGGGTTCAACCAATTTACCAAATCAGACATATTGCCGGAAGTTAGTTTTTCATGAAATAAATCGAATTCTACAAAACATTTTTGCAAATAGTCACTAGTGTCAAAGTCATTTGACCTTGTTTTTTTTCGCTTTCCAATAGATTCCAAAATTTCTTTCAATAATTTTGTATATAAACCAATTAATAATTTTTCCTTTTTTTGTATAAAGTCTAAATAACGGGTTGTTTTGTCTAATATATTTACTTGTTGTAAAAATGGCAGTAAAAAGGTGGCGCATAATTCCTTTCTTTCTGAAAAGGTGAGACTCTCATTTTCCCAATAAAAGAGGGTATTTACAAATTTTGATATGTTAGTAAAAAAAGCTCGGCACTCTACATCATCCATTAAAATTGACTCTTCATTCGAAACAATAATATTCGTCATTGTATTATAAGAGTCTTCTGGCTCTCCGTCGTACAAATCAAATATTGTTTTTCGATAAACAAAGAGTACAGCATCCATATGATTTAAATTCTGACAAAGGTTGGAGCTATTGATTTGTTCCATATATTCTAAATAATAATAGAAGGTTTTTTTAGAATAATGGCAGGCCTTTTCGATATTTTTAGTTTTTAAAATAACATACTCGAATACACGGTGTAAAGAATTCATTCCTATATACATACTCGATGCGAGGGTACTTGTTTCGTTCATGTATTTCGATTCGGCGATAAGTTCCATATACTCGTTTATAACACTTACATATTTATCGATAATTAGCCCATACGACATTTACATAATGAGAATATATTTATTTTACAAATTGTATGCATATTCGTAAAATAAAAGCAGCTGGGAAGTATTTAGGAAAAATGTCAGAAATAAATAAACTATTTTTTCGTCGGAATGATATAAAGTATTATCTAAGATATAATTTATATTTGTTAAAATAAACAATGAGCACGCCAAATCCACCCACTACTGTCGCCAATCAATCTGGAACAAATACTACACCTTCTGGATATCGTTTACCTGAAAATAATACGCTGCAGCATGCAGCCAAATTGTCAATTGTTGAGGATAAGCCAATTATGTTAGATTATTGGACCAATTCATTAGATAAGACCGTTTTAATTGGCGTAAAGGATAACCAGGAAAAGCTACTTGTTAAGAGCGAAGAGGAATATACCAGTCCTGTCTCCAAGATTTACAAAGTTGGAAAGGAATATATCATTGTTACGGAAAATTCGATTTATTTAGTTGACGTAGAGATTCCTACCAAACGCATTAGTTCTTAAAAAAATTGAACAATAATACATTTTGATTAGCAGTTTATAAATAATCAAAATGTCGGATATGGAAGCTTTGACTGAGTCTCACAATCTAAAGCAAGGCGAACGGGTCATAGTGAAAGAACGCTTTTATAGCGAAATAAGTTATAGTGGTAAAATTTATAAAATCATCAATAAACCACTAAATGAATGGATTTTACAATATAAAAATATAAATATCGATTACTTTTATATAAAATTTGAGGAATCATTTTATCATTTGTTACTAAAACGTGGTCTAGGAGTAATCTATAACCATAAACCAATGATCTTAGGAAATGTTAATAGAGATGCAAACGGGAGAATAGAAAAAATATATTCCCAACCCGGATTTCCTGAATCTCTTTCTATAAAAAACGAAACTCAAATTCGACTAGAGAATATTAATGCAATGTTAGTTTGGCGGGCCGCATATGATATTCAAGCTGATAAATAAATTTATTCTTTTACGATGATTTCGATTTGGTCAGTTTCACAACCTATTTGGTCAGTTTCACAACCTATTTGGTCAGTTTCACAACCTATTTCGACACGTTTAATTACATTATTCTCAATTTTTTTATTCTGGTACACATAATAGAATCTCATCAACATTGCCGTTCCATCTAGTAATAACAAGGGTCCATAATTTGTCATTAAAGGTATACTATTATTTACGATTGCATATGCCAACGCTAAAGAGGTTGCAATAAATATAATGATTTTCTCGGGTAAATTATAAACGTTGGCATTTTTATTTTTATAATTTGCATAGAGTTCTGGAACATAACATAAAAAAAAAAGAGAGGAGGTAGTATACATTAAATAATCAGCAGCCATTAATTCTATTTGTTATTTTTTTTCTTTATATATTATTGTCATTTTCATTTTTAAAGGATATTTCGCAATGATTCGATTTGTTCTGAAGTTAATGTTTCAGGAAATTCAATCTCAAAATCAATGATCATATTCCCAGTGTTACTTTCTCTTGTCATTCCTAAATTGGGAACGACTTTCTTATAATTAGGCTTAATTACGGTTGGGCTGCTATTGTTATTCAAACATAACCGCTTTCCATTTAAATGAACCAATTCGAAAGAAAACCCACATAGTGCGTCTTTCAAAGAAATCTTACGCTGATAAATTAAATCCAGCCCCTTTCTCTTAAATTCACTATTATTTTGAATGCGGAAGGTGATTCTAATTTCTCCTTTTGTATCGTTGATAATATTCCCCTTTTCATGTAAGGTAACAGTTTCATTATCATCTATTCCTTGGGGAATATTTATGTAGACAGTCTCATTTTCACTGCGTCTTGTGTTATTACTAATCACTGTCCGTTCGACATCAATAGGTAAGGTACAACCAGTAAAGCTTTGTGCAATCGTGATTTGAACAACCTTTTGAATCGGCTCTGGTCTTGCCATATGATGAAACTGGAATCCGGAACCACCACCGCCTGAATGAAAAATACGAATTTCGGGACCACCTGGACCCATATGAATTCCTCCATGACCTGGAAAACCGCCTTGTCCCGGGAATCCTTGACCGGGGAACCCTTGGCCAAAGACCATATTAAAAATATTATTTATATCATTCATATCGTTCATACCTTGGCCCATTGGTCCCATTCCCGGTCCAAATCGTAACTCCATATCATGTTGATTTCGCTTTCCTTTATCGCTCAAAACCTCATATGCTTCGTTTATCTGCTGGATTTTGGTAGTTGCTTCTTCCGTGGAATTTCGGTCAGGATGATATTTCAATGATAAAACGCGATAAGCCTTTTTAATTTCTGCATCGCCAGCATCTTGTTCTACACCTAATATCTCATAATAATTCGTCATTTTTATAAATTGTTTATCACGATGTTTTTATATATTATTTGTAATTCTATATAATATAAAACGAAATGAATACTATTCATTAATACATATCATATCACAATAAATAAAACATGAACGCAAAAAAAGCAGAAACTCATTCTACCTTTATTATGAAATATAAACCTTATTTTATTAATGATTTTTGTTTAGATGATAAATTACTATCCGTTATTCATACTCTGTTAGAAATTGATTATTTGAATATTTTATTTATTGGGAATTCGAGTTCTGGTAAAACAACACTTCTATATGCTCTTATCCGCGAATATTACCAGTTATCAAAAGAGGCAAACTTACCCGAAAACAATATACTCTTTGTCAATAATTTAAAAGAACAGGGAATCCAATATTTTCGGAATGAAATGAAGACCTTTTGTCAATCTCATAGTGCGATTCATGGAAAAAAGAAACTTGTCATTATTGATGACATAGATAATATTAATGAGCAAAGTCAGCAAGTGTTCCGGAATTATATCGATAAATATAAACATAACATTCATTTTATTTCCGTATGCACGAATATTCAAAAAGTTATTGAATCTATCCAGTCTAGAGTGCATATTTTACAAATACCCCCGCCTTCTCCTGAACAAATCCAGACGATTATGCGTAAAATTATTGCTGCGGAAAATATCGTCATTGATGAGGAATCAATCGACTATTTATTGATGATGGCAAACTCATCTATTCGGGTTCTCATCAATTATTTGGAAAAAATGTACATATTAGGAGAACCAGTTCATATTGAATTATGCAAAAAAATATGCTCGAATATTTCCTTTCAGCATTTTGAAAAATATGTCGAGGCATTAAAAACCAGTAATTTGTCTGGTGCGATCGATATTTTGTATGGAATTTATGACTATGGATATTCGGTGATTGATATTTTGGATTATTTTTTCACTTTTGTAAAGATTACCACTATTTTGGACGAAGAGACAAAGTACCGGGTCATCCCTTTGTTGTGTAAATATATTACGGTATTTCATAATCTTCATGAAGACGGAATCGAATTGGCCCTTTTTACAAATAATATTTCGGAGTTATTTGTGCTAGTATAAAACGGTAGGTTACTTGAATTTAATTCTTTGAAACTTAGTAAGAATTAAACTAAATTACATCAATGCATAAATGCTAATTGATTTTTGTAAATATTTTTCAAAAGAAAAAGGGAGGGGTCGCAGGGGTCCCTGCTAATTTGTGCATTAATAAATCAGAATTGTAAATTAATTAATGCGTTTAAAATGAATAATTTAGTGAATATTAATATGAGAAAATAGAATATAGTAATAAGTAAAATAGAGTATAGTAGGATGTCAAATCAAATTTTTCGGAAAAGTGTTCCGAAGGAGTTGTTATTTGATTTATTAGAAACAATTTGCTTGAAAACGGATAAGTATTATTATATTGATATGAATGCTTATAAAAAGATGATGTTTAATAATTTACAGCCAGCGTTTTGTGAATCGTTGAAGGATTATTATCACTTAGGAAAGCAGATGTATATTGAGCGTAAAATGACGTATAATTCATTTACAAATATTATACGACAAATATGTAAAAATTGCATTATCATGTATACTTCGCAAATCAAGTATAACGAGTCAAAATATAACATTGACTATTTTGTATATTTTTGAGATTTATTGGAACGTTTTTTTTGGGACTTTTTGGAGGATTTTTTAGATGATTTGTAGGATCGTTTATTTTTTAGAATTTTTCTTGATTTTCGTTTTCCACCTGACTCGGCTGGCGGAGCACGCCGCCAAGTCGATTGCAGAGTCGGTTTACTAACTAGCGGTACAGATGCAGGGATTAGCCAATCCGAACCAAGAGCTTTTTCTGCTGAAAAACGTTTTTCGACATCAAACTTTGTTAATCCAGAAAGAAATTCAAATAGATCTTCTGGTAGATCTTCTTTTTTAATTCCAAGAAAACTAATCATGCTACCATCTCCTTTCATTAATTCCATTAATTTTACTACATCAGCTTCTACGTCACTTTTACATAATTTTACATAACTGGCCACACCATCGTTATATCTCCCTTTAAACATATCGTTGATAATAATCATTCCCACTGCAAAGATATCAGTTCTAGCATCCATTTTTGATTCTTTTAATATTCCAGAAGAAGACACATACAGTTTTGGTTGATACAGTTCTGGTCCCATAAAAGAACGTGTGCCTAGTCTTTTCAATTCACTATCTAATTTCAAAGAACATCCAAAATCAAATAATAAAAGTCTTTCCTCCTTCCCGATTAATCCGATGTTTTCTGATTTTATATCAAAATGCCCATATCCAATTTCATGCATAAATTGTAAAACTTCCAATAGAGATCTTATTTTTGGTTTGTAAAAATCAGCAGCTTCATTTGGCTTACTTTTAATATATTTATAGAAAGACTTGTCTATCTTTTGCATTACACAATAACCATATACATATGGTTGCCCGAATTTATCTTCATCTTTATCTGTTGACTTATAGTTTATTGGCTCCAAGCGGCCATATTCAAATACCTTACATATTTTGAGTGACCTCAAGTCAGATTCGTATAAAGATGAAGATAATTCTATTTGTATTTCATATCCATTTAGCTCGCGTTCCAACTGTCTTTGATTTCCCTTTGTAAACCGCAAAACTTTTTCATCCGTAATATTACGAACAGAATTAAATGCACCAGAGCCAAGTGTGTAACCTATTTTTGGTATTTGTGCCGCACCTTCGCAATTTTTATATTTGTTGATCCGAGTTGGTGGAGGACAGAGAATTGGTTTTAATTTATATTGTCTACTCCCTCCAGCTTCCCAAAAACCCCCCACACTGATGTATCTAGCATTTGCGTAGTCAACATCGCTTGTAAAATCTTTTCTCGTCGGTCTAAAAAAAGGAACAAATGGAAGATATTTTTCAAAAAATGATTGCATAAATTTAAATCTACAATATTATTAGAAAATAATAATATTATCTATCACCATAATATATATTATGTTTAGTCCAAAAGATACAAGTTATTATTTATTTGCAGCAGTCATTATTTTAACAGCGAGTTATTTTGCCAATAAAACCAAACAATCTCTCAGTTCAGAAACAGACGAATATGAACTTATCCGTAAATATTTGTTAAACGACTCCCCCCTTTATGGTTATAATCGTCCTAAGCTGTGGATTCATACTAAATATGATATCAATGCCCGTAAATGGAAGGATTTTATGTCACGTAATACATCCGATTTAAATCAACCCTACCTACATTTAACAATAAAAACCATTATTAATCATTGTGGCGATGATTTCAACGTCTGTTTGATTGACGATGATTCCTTTAGTAAATTGTTACCATCATGGGATATAGATTTGTCGATTGTTGCCGAACCAGTTCGCTCCCATTTCCGTCAATTGGGTCTGCTCCAGCTTATGTATTTTTATGGTGGAATGGTAGTACCAAACTCCTTTGTTTGTATTAAAAACCTAAAGACGTTTTATGAAGAATCTTGTAGCGGCAATCGCCCCTTTGTCTGTGAAGCCATAAATCGCAATATGAATTTGTCTAAGCAGAAACATAAGATGCTTTTTGTTCCTGATACCTATTTTATGGGAGCACAAAAAAACGACCCTACTATGTTAGAGTTAGTAGAATATGTCAAATCCCTGAATAAAACGACTTTTATTAGTAATGAAACAGATTTCTTAGGCAACGTCTCAGAAAAATGCCTTGACTTGGTCAATCAGCAAAAGATAAATTTAGTTGGTGGCCAGTTAATTGGTGTCAAAACGAATAAACGTAAAACTATCTTATTAGAAGATTTAATGGAGGAGGAATTTTTAGACTTATCTTGCGAGGCAGTGGGTATCTATATTCCTGATGATGACATTTTAAATCGTCCCAAGTTTCAGTGGTTTGCTTATTTGAGTCGCGATGAGATTTTAAATTCACGTGTAATTATTGCCAAATATTTGATGGCATCGATCGTGGATACGACCAGTGAATATAGTTTGAAATCGGAAATAAAGAGCGTAGTTGCCATATAAAAAAATACAATTTTACAGGGATGTAGATGTTTTTCTTAAGTTTGCTCAGGTTCAATTCCGCTTAATGGGTTGAATGGGTTATGACAAATGGTTTCGGGTTATGGACTGTCTCTGGTTCCTCCTCCACTCTCTGCAAAACAATATAACTTAGGTCTACAGAAAGTGCTCGCATCTCCGTATCAAATCTTTGTTTTAGGGTTATCAGAACGCCGAGCAGATTGTTCACCTCGATATAGTTATCCGTCGAACCACAAAGCTCCATTATTTTGTAGCCGATGACACACGCCCCCTTGTCTGTCTCAAAAAGCCTGAGATCTGATTGGTTGTTGGCGAGGTATTTATTCAATAACGGGACTAAGTGGGAGCCAATGAACCAGCTATCACGCCGATAATTCCGTTGCTCCATAATGGTTTGGGCAGGACCCTCAAAGTCTTGACCAAAGAGGCGAAATGCCTCCTCGCAGGAAACAGGAAATCCAAAGTAAACGGGCATTGTTCTTTTATACTTGAAAAATCAGCGAATAAAAGTTATTCAATTTTTTATATCATGTTCTCTAACGCTTCTAATGGTTCTAATAGTATAAAACGGTAGGTTACTTGAATTTAATTCTTTGAAAATAGTAAGAATTAAACTAAATTACATCAATGCATAAATGCATAAATGCTAATTAAATTTTATAAATATTTTTCAAAAGAAAAAGGGAGGGGTCGCAGGGGAACCGTAGGTTCCCTGCTAGCTTGTAATACTTCTTCAAAAAAATAATATAAACCCTCACGTATATTATTTTTATTCCGTTTCATTCATAGTATGGAACTCTCAGGAAAACAGGATGCTCATAAAACCATTGATGACCTATATAAATTGTACGAAACGAATGAATATATGACAGGTAAAATCAATGCCTATATATGCAAACAACTTCCCTCAATATTTGAAAATATGGAACGATTACACATCGAACGGGCAAATCGTATCCAGGAATTATCTACAGAACAAGACCTTTTTATCCAGTGTTTTCTAAACAACAATCAATACTTTTATATTTCAGCAACAGAGCAGTTTTTTTATTATGACGGACTTCACTACCAAGATTTTAATGAGGACGATATTTTACACCATGTTTTGACAACGATCACAAAAGACCGAAATTTGATGTCATGGAAACAGCGTACTAAAATCAATATTATGAAACGAATAAAGGACAATTCGCTTCTCACGTCCATTCCTGAATCAGATACGATTCAAAATGTCTTGGATTTGCTTTCACCAGCACTGTTTTCTTCTCGCGTCGAAGCCAAATATTTCCTCACTATCTTGGGTGATAATATTTTGCGTAAAAATACGAATCTTATACATTTTATTAATCCGAAATCAAAGCAATTTTTATTGAAATTTAATAATGTTTGTCAGATATTTCTTGGTATTGGTTTATCTCAAACATTTAAACATAAATATTATGAACATGCCTACGCGGACTGTCGATTAGTAAAAATAAACGAATGTGTACAAATTGAGACAATATGGAATCCGATTATTTCTCATGCTGCCTTAGATATTATTTGTGTAGCATGCCATTACTCGACTCGATATCAGTCATCAGATAACTATTTGACGGAGTTTAGCAATGAGGAATCACTTATCAAATCCGTATTTTATATAAAAGATATGCAGCCAAATGATTTGGTCCAGCTTTTTATCAATGACTATCTGGATAAAAATCAGGCGGCTCCGACTCCTATAACTTGGAAAAATATGCAGTATTTATGGAAACAGTTTCTTGATTCAAAAAATCTGCCGTCTGTGATTTTTATGCAGACGTTGAAAGGGTTAATGATTGAAAAATTAAAGGATAATTATAAAGAGGAAGCGGATTCTTTTCACGGTATTTGTAGTAAATTTTTACCTGTAATTCAGAAGTTTTTGCAGTTTTGGTCTGAGACAATGGTCGAGGATGAAACTGAACATGATTTAGAAATTGAAGAAATAGTTATTTTGTTTCGTAAATGGCCACCGTCATTATCTTTGTCTACGAATAATAGTGGCGGATCTATTCAAACGCTAACCGATAAGCAAATACGCGACTTGATATCGTATTATTTTCCTGGTGTTGAATTAGACCGTGATAAGTATATTTCTAGGATGCGGTGTATTCTTTGGGATAAACAGTTAGATATTCAAGTAGCGTTAGATAATTTGAAAGCGAATTTGCGTGCTTCAAGTATAACTACTAATTATTCAATTTATGATGCGTATTCGTTTTACTGTAAACAGGCGAATAGTCAAAATGTAAGTAAATCATATTTTGAAAAATATGTAATGGATAATTTTTCAGAATATATAGTGGATTCAAAGTTTTTATCGAGTGAATGGACGATGGCTTAATGGTTTACATTTTGTTTTTATTTTCTTCCTCAACACCCTCAGCACCAGCAGTAGCATCATCATCATTACCCTCCATTCCATTGCCTCCCTTCATCTTACGGCTACGCCTGGCAGTCTTCTTGACATATCCAAACTTTCCCTTTTTGGCAAAATAGCCCGCTTTCTCTAAACGTTTCTCTTTCTTGGCAGTACGATGCTTCTTGGCTGAAACAATACGTCCCCACTTATTCATCATTAAATCGGAACGAGTAAGACCACCTGGCGTCTTGTACGCAGTTTTGTTATGAACTTGGGTACGGGAACCAAATAATTCCTTGTATGATTTTCCGTGGACAACATAATTTCCACTGGCATTTCGAACGGGACGCTTCATTCTGACTATATAGTATACTAAGAATTTATCTGCAGTTTGACTAAATTTATCTTTGATAAATGAAACTAAATTTATCTTTGATAAATGAAACTAAATTTATCTTTGATAAATAAAACTATAATCTCTAAAATGAGGTACAATATCACCATAGGGTATTATTATATCTGCGTACCGTTTTAAATAAGCGGCTTTTTCATATGGCAACACAGGGTAAAGCCCATCTAATAAGGCCGGCAAGTTTTTGCTAAAAATCAATTTTAGAAATTCAAAATATTGATACGATGTAGTATGATTTCCGTTAATAAAATCAATGGTTTGTTGGATATAATTTGAGTCAGTTATGTTAATGTTGCGTTGAATGGCAAACAACTCAATGTAGATTGTGACATCCTTAATATAATCTTTTTTTATTAAACCATGAATAGATGGCTTGACGGTTTGCACGTATTGTGAATATCTTATTGCCCTTGTAACTTTTGGATTATTTACGCTAGTTACAACTTTTGAATAACTTACTTTACCGCATAACTTTTGGTTTAAGCAATATTTTACAATGTTATTCATATTATAAAGTAATATAGGATATATTTATACAATAACATTATCAAATCATTCGTCTAACAACATTAACGCCATTGCTGCATAATTGTGTAAATCAAGTAGCGTGTCTCTTATTCCCTCATCATTTATCAAATTTACTCCATTTTTTGTAATAGACATGGAGCGTTGTAATTTGTCTTCTATTCTCATCAAAACACCAATAATTCCATATTTTGCAAACGCGTCACCATAATCAATATTTTTTTTGGTAAATAATTCTAATGCCTCGGTTTGAATTTTTTGCATTTGTTCTACTCTATTCATTTTTTGTAATTATAATAAATGAAAAAATGTGTTTATATCCTTGAAGATTTGTAATAGGCAGGTTGTAAAAAATTGAACTTTTAAAACCACCAACCAAAATCATCATATTTTTTCACCATGTCCGCTGCCGATTCTAAGCTTGCCCAGCAGTATCAGCGTAAAACCGATAAACAGCATATTCTCGATAACCCAGATACCTATATCGGGTCTGTTGAGAATGTCGATTCCCAAATGTGGGTCTATGATGACCCCACGAATCGTATTGTTTTGCGTGATATTGAGTATATTCCTGGCCTGTATAAGCTTTTTGATGAGGGAATTGTCAACTGCCGTGACCATGTCATCCGCATGATTCAGTCGAATTCTATTGATAAGAAGTTTGTTACGTACATCGATACGACAATTTCCGAAGATGGAACGATTACCATGTCGAATGACGGAAATGGCATTGATGTGGCGAAGCATCCCGAGTATGACATTTGGATTCCCGAGATGATTTTTGGGCACCTGCGTACTTCGACCAACTATAACAAAGACGAGAAAAAGATTGTCGGTGGTAAGAACGGATTTGGTTTCAAGCTGGTGCTTATTTGGTCTGAGTATGGTAAGGTCGAGACGATTGACCATGTTCGTGGACTCAAGTATGTCCAGGAATTTCGGCGAAATTTGGACGAGATTTGCCCACCTACCATTACGAAGGTCACTGGTGCAGCTCTTTCTAAACCATATACCCGCGTCACTTTCAAGCCCGATTATCGCCGTCTTCATACAAATGGTCTCACACCAGATATGTTGGCTCTTCTCAAGAAGCGTATCTTTGATATTGGTGCAGTTACTGACCACTCTATCAAGAAAATCAAGGTGGGATATAATGGTGTCACAGTTCCTGTCAAGAATTTCCAGCAGTATATTGACCTCTATATTGGAACCAAAGACCAATCTAAGCGTGTCTATGAGCAGTCGGATGACCGCTGGGAATATGCAGTTGCCCTTTCCCCAACGCACGAGTTCGTACAGATTTCCTTTGTGAATGGTATCGCAACAAGTAAAGGCGGAAAGCACGTGGACTATATTACCGGTCAAATCGTACGTAAGCTATGTGATTATATTGAGAAGAAGAAGAAAGTGAAGGTGAATTCGGCCGCAATCAAGGAACAGCTCATTCTGTTTCTGCGGTGTGATATCGAAAACCCTGCGTTTGATAGTCAGACCAAGGATTTTATGAATACGCCCTCTGCGAAATTCGGCTCCTCTTGTACTGTCACGGATGCCTTTATTGAAAAAGTCGCGAAGATGGGCGTGATGGACGTAGCCATGTCTTTGACTGAAGCAAAGGAAAATAAATTGGCAAAAAAGACAGATGGTTCCAAGACCAAAACTGTCCGTGGCATTGCGAATTTTATTGATGCGAATTTCAGTGGAACTGCTCAGTCAAAAGATTGTATCCTCATCTTGTGTGAGGGGCTTTCGGCAATGTCAGGGATTGTTTCCGGACTTTCGAGTAGTGACCGTAATACGATTGGCATTTATCCTCTCAAGGGAAAGCTGCTAAATGTCCGCGGAACAGCTACAAAGAAAATCAGTGAGAATAAGGAGATTGCGGATATTAAGAAAATCCTTGGCTTGGAGACGGGCAAAACATATGCGAGTATTTCAGATGTGAACCAGCATCTGAGATATGGCAAAATCATGTATATGACAGATCAGGATCTCGATGGCTCGCATATCAAGGGTCTCTGCATTAATCTCTTTCATAGCGAATGGGCCAGCCTCATCAAGATTCCCGGTTTCCTATCTTTTATGAATACGCCCATTTTGCGTGCGAAGAAGGGAGCCCAAGTCAAGCTGTTTTATAATGATGGCGAGTATGAGACATGGAAGCAGTCGTTTGGACCTGATGCTACAAATCCAGTAGGCTGGACCATCAAGTATTTTAAGGGGTTGGGTACGTCTACCTCGGCTGAATTCAAGGAGTATTTTGCCAATAAGAAAATCGTGGACTTTGTCTATACTGGCCCCACCAGTGATGATACGATTGATAAAGTCTTTAATAAGGAGCGACCCGATGATCGTAAGACTTGGCTCGAGAATTATGACAAGACTGCCTATTTGGATACGAATCGCTCCAGTGTCCAGTATGAGGAGTTTATTAATCAAGAGATGATTCATTTTAGTACGTATGATTGTGCGAGGTCGATTCCAAACATGGTAGATGGTCTCAAGACATCACTAAGGAAGATTCTGTTTAGTGCATTCAAGCGTAAGCTGACGAGTGAAATCAAGGTCGCCCAATTTTCAGGATATGTCTCGGAGCACTCGGCCTATCATCATGGCGAGGCATCTCTCAATGGTGCGATTGTGAATATGGCCCAGAATTTCGTCGGTTCAAATAATATTAATTTGCTCGAGCCAAACGGACAATTTGGTACAAGATTGCAGGGTGGAGATGATAGTGCATCAGAGAGATATATCTTCACACAACTGAATGCACTCACCCGTTATCTGTTTCCCGAGGCAGATGATGCGATTCTTAGTTATTTGAATGATGATGGCACTATTGTCGAGCCAGAGTATTATGTGCCTATTATTCCGTTTGCCCTTATCAATGGAATTTCGGGTATTGGTACAGGATTTTCGTGTAATATCGAGCCGTATAATCCCAAGACAATTATCCAATATTTGAAAAACAAGTTGGCAAAACAATCAACGGATGCGATTGATTTTGTCCCTTATTATGAGGGATTCAAAGGCACAGTTCGGAAGATTTCTGAGCAAAAATATTTGGTGCGTGGTCTCTACGAGAAACTGGGCGATGATAAGATTCGTATTACGGAGCTACCTGTTGGAACTTGGACCATGCCTTATACGACATTTTTGGAGTCGCTCATGGACACGAGTGCACTCGATAAGGCTGGGAAGAAGATTCCGCCATCAATCAAGGACTTTACCTCGATTTGTACGGAGGTCTCTATTGATTTTACCGTGGTCTTTCCGAAGGACCGGCTCGAACAACTAGAGGCATCGGTTGATGCGAACGGATGTAATGGTGTGGAAAAGCTATTGAAGCTATTCACTACGGTCAGTACGACAAATATGCATATGTTTGACGCGAATATTAAGCTGCATAAGTATGCTAGTGTGCAAGAAATAATCGATGACTTTTATGGTGTTCGTATGACAACATATCAGAAGCGTAAGTCGTTTTTGGTCGCGGCCATGGAAAAGAAATTGGTCAAGCTGTCAAATCGTGCTCGGTATATTCAAGAGACTCTGAAGGGTACAGTTGATTTGCGGCGTAAGACTGCTGACCAAGTGGTGGCATTATTGACTAGCCTCAAGTTTAACTTGTATGACGGTGACTTCAAGTATTTGGTGAAGATGCCGATGGACTCAGTCACCCAGGAAAATGTCGATGCGATTATGAAGGAGAAGGCAGATACGGAAGCTGAATTGGTCACGTTAAAGACGACTACATTAGAACAAATGTGGTCGAGTGAGCTTGATGTGCTTGATACTCATTATGATTTGTATAAGAAGAAGCGTGAAATGATACAAAGTGGCAGTGAAGGACATAAGAAAATAGCTGGTAAAAAGATTGTTCTCAAAAAGTAAAAGGAGATAATGCCATAAATAAATAACTTAATACAAATAACCAAGTATATTTTTTTATAATCAACGAATAATTTCGAAACAAATACGTTGTTGCCAAAAAACATCCGCCGCCCACAATTAGTATGTCATAAATAAATAAGAAAATATGAGAACGTGCTCCCTCAAATAAAGTAAACATTGTAATATCGGATATTATATAAATTCCACATCCTAATAAAAACGCATTAGTAAGAGATTCGTTTTTGGTTAATATAAAATAATTTAATAACTGTATAATTGTACCATACAATAATAAATATCCACCAACAAAGGGAATCCACTTTCCGTTCTCTAAATCGAAATTTTGTTTTTGCACATCTTGAATCATCTTACTAAATTGCGATAATTCTGTTTTTAATAATAGATGCTGAATAGTCATATAGACAAAAAAACACATATAAGAATTCCATTTATCCTCATACATTATGGGTATATTTTTACTCTTTAGAGATATACCATAATCCTTTGTCTTTTAGTGCATCAATCTTAGTTTGGATACCTACCATCCAATTCGCATGAACAAATTTTGTATGTTTACATGTGTTTTTGTACGTTTTTTTATGTTCCGTAAATTCTTCGTTTAATCGAATTAAAAATCGGTTCTCAAAATATAAGAGTCCATTTGGGAATTCGTTTCTATCAAACATTGCAGTCTTAAAAATCCCAGGATTTCTTTGCAAAAAAAAGTTGACATAATGCTGATCTGGCATGGAATTGTTCATTCCATTATAAATATGTAGGGTCATATCGAGTGTCTTTTGGCTACTAAAATAGAGTTGGCAACCTGTACAATTTTGGATTTGATGAATATCGTCTTGAAATACTATATCATAACCCTTTCCTGAATATTCTAAGAAGGTTTTATTAAGGTTTTCGAGAACCACAGTATCGACATCCATGTACCAAACTGCCTTATGCTTTTTTAATTTTTCATGAATATACTTATATCTTACAAAAGAGAACTCGGTAAAATTGGGCGTGCCAAATGTTTTTTTTTCTGCACAAATCTCGCGTTTTTGATAATCAATTAGTTGGCAATTATATCCCTTGGTTTTAACAATATTGTATGTAGGCTGGTCAGCAATAAATGCCAAATAGTTCTCAATTCCTTGACGTTTTAATGATTCCAAATGATTTATTCCAAGTTCTCGAGAACCTTCATCAAAACAACAAACAAATAAGACATCAGATATGACAGTTTTTGGAATAGGTTCTCCAATCTGCTGATTTTTATTTTGGCAATGCGTTCCTTGTCCCGTTCCTTGTCCCGTTCCTTGTCCCGTTCCTTGTCCAAAGATTGATTGTTTTGCATATTGGTCAAAGGTCGACATACTGCGTTTCTTTTTGTTAATTAATAGTAATAAAACAAATCAACAAATTTTTATATCTATGTTTTTATCAAAGATATAAAAATAATTGTTCATAAATTATATATTTTGAGAACCAAAACTTAAGACAAATGAAATTTATACAGGATGACCGTTTTTTAACAAAAACAGACATCGTTTACCCACCATTTAAAAATGGGCTTTATATGGAAGAATACTTTTTTAATTATATGGCTACTAAAAATAAAACGACAGATAAAGATGGCCGGCTTTATATTCCTGCATTATGGACGAATTTTCAGATTTCGGGATGGTTTTCTCATCAAAAAGATTCGATGCAAAAAGTCTTGGATAATTGGATTTTAGAGAACCCGAGTTCAGCTGGATATTTTGTAGTAGTTCAGTATGATGATGGACCCCTTTTAAAGGTACCGTCTAATACAAAAATCTATGGAGGTTGTTTTGGGCATGTATATCTTCCATTAATTTATCAAGATATAGATGACAAATTAGAGAACCTATCAAAAAATGCTTTATCCTTTAAAAAACGACCTATTTTTTGTTCGTTTGTTGGAAGTATAACACATAATGTGCGTAAAACTATGATAGATATGTATCGAAACAATCCGCAATTTCATATATTGACAAGGGACGGCTGGACAAATCAAATTCAATCTGGACATCAAGACCAATTTACTGAAGTCACTCTGAAATCTAAATTTGCCTTGGCACCACGCGGTTATGGGCGTTCCAGTTTTCGTTTCTTTGAAATATTGGAGTTAGGAACGGTACCTATTTATATTTGGAATGATATAGAATGGCTTCCTTATAAAAATGTTCTCGATTATGATGCTTTTTCTATCAGTATTCATGAAACTGAGTTGGATATATTGGAGGAGATTTTGACGAATATTACGGAGAAAAAATATAACGCAATGTTGGCAGAATACCAGCGAATAAAACATATGTTTGGTTTAGATTATATGTGTGAATTTATTAGTGGGACCACAAAACCTAAAGTGATGGTCGAATCGACTATCGGGTTGGGACATGGCACGTTACCACAAGTTAGTGAATTTGAAGATATTGATAATACTTTAGATTCAGAGAATACAATTACGATTGATTTCTCAAACGAAACAGTGTCAAGTTCTCCAATTATTGAAAACAAAAAAAAATCCAGCGTTTTATTAGTTGCCATTGCGATTGGTAACCAATACTTACAAAATTATAATAAAATATTCAGGCGAAGCCATGAACAATATGCGAAAAACCATGGATACGACTTTAAAGTTATTGATGATTTTATCGATACTGCCAACACACATTATCATCAAAGTAAAATGTCGGTTTTTTATCAGAAAATGTTAATATCAGATACTGCATATGAATATGTAATTTTTATTGATAGTGATATTTTAATTAATCTTGCCGCCCCACCCATTCATTTATCCGAGAGTTTTCAAGATAAAATCGGTATCGTGGATGAATATTCCCAGCCAACTCGCGAAATCCGTTTAAAAATACAGCGACTAATGGGATGGGAAGAAAGTGCTACAGATTATTATAAATTATCCGGATTTGAATTGGGAACGAATAAAGTTTTCAATAGTGGGGTTCTCGTTATTCAACCTAAAAAACACAAGGAATTTTTAGAAAACGTTTATCATACGTATTTACCCAAATCTATAAATCATGGCCGTGGTTCTCATTTTGAACAAACATCGCTTGGGTACGAACTCCAAAAACACAACAAATACAAATTGCTGAATAATAAATGGAATGCGATTTGGGGTTTACATAAATTTGCGGGTGCGGACTTACAGGATTTTTTTAAACAGAATTATTTTATTCATTTTGCGGGTGGAACCGATATTGAAATGGCACCTATGTTGGACCGTCTTAATAAATACTAGGCTAGCAGGGAACCTACGGTTCCCCTGCGACCCCTCCCTTTTTCTTTTGAAAAATATTTATAAAATTCAATTAGCATTTATGCATTGATGTAATTTAGTTTAATTCTTATTATTTTCAAAGGATTGAATTCCAGTAACCTACCGTTTTATACTATACTAGGCCTTTTAATTCATTTATCGGCAACGTTGCCCTTGAAATTCTAGTAGAACGCCTGAAAGGCGTTCCGTTTTAAATCTTCAAGGGTGTACACATAAAACAATAAAACCAAAATAAATATAAACCGTTCGTTTTATACTTATAATAAGAAATACGCAAATGACTCGGTCGAATCTTTTAGTAGCATTTGTAACAGGAATTACGGGTCAGGATGGGTCATATTTAGCCGAACTACTTTTGCAAAAAGGTTATATGGTTCATGGTCTTATTCGCCGGTCTTCTTCTATTAATACTGGCCGCATTGAACATATATTCAGCAACAAAAACTTAATCTTGCATTATGGTGACTTGACAGATAGCTCTTGCCTAGTATCCGTATTAGCTACGATAAAAAAAAAATATCCTTATATGGGACGACTCGAGGTTTACAATTTGGCAGCACAATCCCACGTAAAAGTATCGTTTGAAATGCCCGAATATACGGCAGATACTGACGCATTTGGCACCCTGAAAATATTAGAGGCAATTCGTATTAATGGCCTTGAACGTGTGGCTCGATTTTACCAGGCATCGACAAGTGAACTTTATGGACTTGTTCAAGAAATCCCGCAAAAAGAAACAACGCCGTTTTATCCTAGGTCGCCATATGGGGTGGCCAAATTATATGGATATTGGATTGTGAAGAATTATCGCGAATCCTATGGTATGTATGCTTGTAATGGTATTTTATTTAATCATGAATCGGAACGCCGTGGTCATAATTTCGTTACACGTAAGATAACGATTGGTATAGGTAAGATATTGCGTGGGGAAGCAGACCGGTTAGTTATGGGGAACATAGATAGCCGGCGGGATTGGGGTCATGCAGAAGATTATGTAGAAGGTATGTGGCGGATTTTACAGCAAGACCAGCCTGACGATTTCGTCTTAGCTACTGGAAAAATGTACAGTGTTCGTACTTTCATTGAAAAGGCATTCTTACTGAAGGGCATTGAACTTGCATGGACAGGTGAAGGTGTTGATGAGGTTGGATACGACGCAGTAACTGGTCGCAAATATATTTATATTGATGCAAAATATTTTAGACCGGCTGAAGTAGAACTTTTAATTGGAGACGCAACCAAGGCGAGGACAGTTTTAGGATGGGAGCCGAGGATTGGTTTTGATGAATTGGTTGAAAGAATGGTGTTAGCAGATTGTTCTACAAATTAATAATAAAAAAACGAAAAAATATAACTAGATATACAAATGAGAAGCAAAAGAAATAATAAAACACGAAACAATAAAACACGAAATAATAAAACACGAAACAATAAAACTAAAAAGCAAAAAGTAATGAAAGGGGGGCTGTGGGTAAATAAATCATTAGCTCCTTCAATTTTAGAACGTAAGAGACAAGAATTATACACAAAAACTGGAAGACGTAAAGTTGATATACATGTTACTAGTTTTGATTATCTATTATATATGCTAAGTCTCCCATGTAAAGTGGTAATACTTCATTATACGTCATTAAGTGGATTTATATTTAAAATAATTGTTGATCCTAGTGTAGAAGCTAAAGAATTACCATTTTCAGAACTAACAACAACGAATGTCGTAATTTCAAGAAAACCGGCTTATTCAATCGTCATAAAACTAGTCGTTTTGAGCTTTTCACCTCAATCTTTATCGATTCCTCATCCAGAGCCTACTTTATTACAAACGGTGTTTCAAGATACAACTATCAATAAATATACACAGAACCCAGAGGATTTTAAAAAGGAGGCAACTACTCAATCTGAAATATACATAAAAACGTTAGCCCCTAGCGGTAAGCCAAGCTGTTTATCAGTAATTGATTGTTCAATATTAGATACCGAGATGTCAAAACAATTTTTAGACAAATTATTAGAAAAAGTAAATGTCTCTGCTTTACAATATAATTTTTTTGGAATATCTATGTCACTGCCGAGAATACCTGGAACGACGAAAAAAATTATAGATTCAATCGAAAAACATGTTTGGAATAAAAGAATTGGTATTTTATCAATGCAAGATGCGGGGATAGACTGTGTGCCATTACATGATGTCTTTTTGTTATCACAACAAAATTCACAAATAAAAATCACACATTATTGTGAAATGGCAATAGCACACCTATTGAAAGTTTTTCTTACTACAGGAAGAATTAATCTTGATGTTCACGCATGGAACGTTCTAATAAATATTACTCAGGATACTTGTAGTTTAATAGATTTTGGTCAAACATTAGATATTTATGATATTCCCACCAATATAAAACGTAGATACGAAGGAAGAATGACATATTTAATTGGCCGAAAGAATTTTCCTAATAAAACCGATGCAACTGTAATGGGTATAACTATCAATGGAAATTTTGATAAATTAATTGAACAAATGCGAGCTATTGGACCATTTACAATTGATTTTTTATTAGATGCAGATAGCCCATATGAAATAATAAAAAGAGTTATATTATTACTTCATCTTTTATCAGAATTAGATTTTGCTTTCAATTCATTAGAATTTGATACAATTAATTACCAAATGCTTTTTTTATTAAAAAGTGTTTTTAGTATTATTACATATACTCCATCCGAAACAAATGGAAAAAGGAAATACTTTACACACCAAGACGAACAACAAAGAATTGATTGGTATATTCAAGAAAATATACAAAGTGTTCAAGAATCCGCAATTCGTATCCATACTGAGTTTAAAAAATTAGTGTTAGTTAATATTGACCGCACTCGAAATCCATTCAGTAAAGAAGCTATCGAAAAAGGAATAAATGCAGGTTATTTTACAGTTTACCCTCCCAGAGTTCGCACTTAATATTTTTTTGTATTTAAAAATCATACAATGTACTTAAAAACAAAGTCATATTAATACCTATAATGGACCAAACATTTGAACTTCCTTCCGGCGAAGGATATACAATTTATACAAAAAGCCAATGTGGATTTTGTATAAAGTCAAAGAATTTATTAAAAGCAGAACCATATACCATGATTGACTGCGACGAATACCTGCTAGAAGACAAAGAGGCATTTTTAGCATTTATTGAAACCATTTGTGGAAAGTCATATCGGACTTTCCCAATTATATTTAAAGATGGTAAATTTCTAGGTGGATTTAGTGAGACCAAAACGCATTATGAAAAAGAGAAGGCATTTACTGACGAATCGGCACCTTAAGGTAAGACTACAATAGTCTAGACCTACTAGGTAAGACTACAATAGTCTAGACCCACGGCTTTTGTTCCAGCTGTTTATATTGGCGGTCATGATGACGCGGCTGCTCCAAAGGAACAACTAAACTACTTTGGTCTTGACAATACTTCATATATCCAACCGCTTCGTTATAAACTGTCGGCACTGCATAATCCCAGACTAATTTATTGAGCCGCTCCACTTGACCAGTAACATCATCCGCATAATGCTCCGCATATTGTAAATAAGTACTCCGCATGATTACCTTTAAAGTATCGATATTTTGCGGGGCAATAATAAAACGATTATCTGATTTCTTATAAACACCAGCACGAAGACCATTCTGTAAAATTTGGATATTTGCCTCAGAGAAAAACACCTGAGCAATTACGTTTGATTCCCAAATCCCATCTAATGCCCCACGAAATTCAGTCGTTTTATTTTTTACCGCCAAACGTTCTTGCATTTTAAACTGTACTTCTGGACTAGGAGCTTCAATTATATTCACGCGTCCGTTATATTTATCCATATCTAGAATTTTATTTACCTGGTTTAGACCATTTTTATCTAAATAATTCATTCTATCTTTGTATAAACTTAGCTAAGAAATAAAAAACACACATCTTTATATTTATCTACTAAATAGCATTTAGTGAAAATATATTCCAATAGTATATACATGGAGACTTTTTATATTATTGTTTTGAGTGTGGCAACTTCTTTATTGATATTAATTTTGACTTATTTTGGAATAATTATTCGTAATAAAACTAAGGGCACGGCTCCCTATCCACCACAACCACCAAGCACTTGCCCCGATTATTGGCAGATTGCTGGCGATGGAAAAAGTTGTCTTATACCAGAGAATAATAAAAAAAATGCTGGATCCGTCCCTGCTACGTTAAGTAGTACCGTAGGAACTGCGAATTATACACCTGGTTCATCAATTTCAAATCAAATTGATTTCAAAGACGATGGATGGACCGCTGGCGGGAAAAGCGGTATTTGTACAAAACGTACTTGGGCCAATAACTATGGTGTTGCATGGGATGGTGTTACAAATTATAATGGATGTGGATAACGTATTAACGTTATCAATGTATTTATTGATTTGAATTTGTTTTAATTTGTAATTATAATATAAATTAAAATGCCTGAACATAGTCAAGCACCATTAATACGTTCTTTATCTGATCCTGGATTACCACGTGTTTCTCCTAGTCCTGGTAATGATAATTCCGCAAGCCAACCTCTTTCACATAAACATTTACCTCCAGACCAACAGTTGTTAGCAGAACAAAAAATACAAAAATTTGCTGATTATTTTAACACATTGGCAAGTCAATTAAATGAAGAAGATTACGTAAGTATAACTTTTAGTCAAAGCCAAACGACGGAAACTAAAGCACAAGCACCGGGCCAAGACTTATTTTTATCTTATTTTATTGGCCGTTGTAATCCTCCTCACGAAGGACATATTTCTGCCATATTAGTATTATTAAATGATATAAGAGAAAAACAACAGCGTGGTAATCAAGCTAAAGCTCTTATTTTACTTGGAAGTGGTCCACAAAAACAAAGAACCAAAGACAATCCGATTAGTTTTGATCTAAAAGAAAGGTTTATAAAATCTAAAATTGTAGAAGAAATTCAACCTGATCCAACTCCTTTATCTGATCCAACTCCTTTATCAAATTTTTGCGAAATTATGGAAATGAACAATGCATTTGGAGATGTTCCCAGGTTTGTTAGCGAACAGATTGGACTACAAGAGATTGATAATATTGCTTCAGTAACAATAACTCATTTTGCAGGAGACAAAGATGGCGACTCTACGAAATTAGCTGGAGTGGGAAAACGATCCGTCACTAAAGTAATTGAATTGCTAAGCGACGACGTTCCAGTAAATAGTGAAACAGTGCCGTTGCCACCTACTTCAAGTGAAGGGCAAGTACCTATGTCTGCTACAAAAGTTAGAAATGATGCATATAATGATGATGTAACAAAAGATCATTGGTTAGACGAATATGGGGATTTTTACGGAGGTTTTGCTGATGAAATGTATGAGCAAATTATTGAAATGAAAGAAACACGTCCGAGTAAAAAATCTAAAAAAGGTGGCAAAGGCGGTAGAAAAACAAACAAAAAGAAAACGAATAAAAATAAAAATCGTAAAACAAGTCGTCGTCGTAGAACCAAAAAGACATAAAATGTTACGTAAAATATACATACATAGTTTACGTAAAATATACATACATAGTTTACGTAAAATCAACAATTTATTTATTAAATTTAATTACCCTCGCCGGTTCTCCAAAATAATAATCTATCATGGATAATTCCACTGGATATTGAAACAAAGTATATTCTTCCTCTTTTTTATTTATCTCCATTACGCCATATTTCAACATACGTAAATTACGCGTCTCGGGTAGCAATTCTCTCACCTGCATAGTTACGACGGTTTCCAAAATCTCTTTATTTTGCGTTTTCTGAAATTCTTTTAACAGTTCGGCAATCCGTTCATTCAATCGAAAAATCTCCTCTGTTTTTTTATAAATAAGTCTCTGTTTATCCTCACTATGATAAATCTCATTTTGCTTATCCAACAATTCCTTAAACGATTTACTATTTGCCGTATAGGCTTCTAATTCTGTCTTGAATTTTTTAACGGAGTCTTCTTCGCTAGTATAATTAAATAAGGTATCTAACTTTTGCCGAATAATCGCATCTTTTATTTCCAAATTGTCTTCCATATAAACATTTAACATATAGGCAAGAGTTGCTACCGTACTACCAGTATAGATTTGAATATCTAATTTACAAGGACTTTTGGTATCGCCACATAAAGCAGAATAACGCCCATTTTTTTTAGAAAAGATAGTTCCCACATTACGTTTACACTTGACACATGGTGCCTGGATTTTTAAAATATCGCGTTGGGCTTGTTTTTTAGTATCAGCTTTCTCAAAAACCTTTTTCTTCATTTGGTGTAATTTTACTTCGTAATTCGTTTTTAATCGGAAATATTCGTGAAGTGACTCCTCTACGTCCTTGTTTTTTTGTAGCTGTTGACCACGCTTTTCCTCTAAAACAGCAGGAACTTCCGAATTACGAAATTCGATTCCAGGCGTATTTTCCATCTGAAAATCAACAATGCTGGTTTTTCCTCCATTCAAGTTCTCAATAATCGTAATTGGATTGTTAGAAACAATCAGGGATTCTAGTTTCACTATACCTCGGCAATCTAATTTGGGCAAACTATTATTGGCACAATTGAGAACTTTTAAAGTCGACGGCAAATTCAGCAAACTCGTTAATTTATTGTCATTTAGAATACATGTTTCTAACTGCGTAAATTTCGATAAATCGAGCGATTCGAGAAAATTATGAGGGATTTCAATGTGTTTCAAAGTTGTTGGCAAAGCATCTACATTAATTAACAAATTATCTGGGCAAATAAATTCGACCACGGTTTCGGGAATACTAATCAGATTCGTAATTTCGCCCTTGCCAAGGGTTATTTTTTGGAGATTCGTAATACCATATTCTTGAAGTACGGCAAAATCCAAATCGCCATGCAAAACGTCATTAATTACGAGTTCGGTCGATGCTTTATTGAAACTTTCTAAAATACGTTTTAATTGTTCTTGGGCAGTATTATTTTCTTTGATGATACGTTCTCTTTGTTCTTCTATAATATTCATTTTTTTTGATTAACGGATTACTATATATTATTGACGGATATTATTACATTTACGAATTTGCCGTATACGATCAACCGTTTGTTGTGATATATGGCAAATCCGTAATTCCAGTTCCTTGTGACTGCTGCCGATTCTTTTTATCATCTTGATAGTAACGGATTTTGGATAGAATATACTGTTGATCTTTTACCATCCGTTGGTTTTTTTCAAAATCACTTAATTTTTGTTTACTGCAATAATAGAGTGTGCCGCCAAAAAAAAGGAATAATAATACTACTACACCAATGTTTAATGCATAAAAATAAACATTGACCCGATTTGAATGACATTGTTGGAGCGTATTAAATAAATGATTTTGCATAGAAGGTTCTATTAATTTCGGACCATCCATTTCGCTATATTTATTTATTTTGTATTAATTTATATATTTTTTATAGAAGGATTTTATTATTAAAAATACGCTAAATAGTAAATGACTAAAAAATAGCACAAGATAGCTAAAATAATTGAAATAAGCCATGCCGGAATCACGGTTTTATTACGATACCCTACGCCAAATTCGCGAAATCCTCCCTCTTTCGTATAAATAAGACCCGGTTTCAAATAATGAATGAGTGAAAACAAAAACAAAAACATGAAAATAGCGATATTTACTTTGTTTTGCCGTATAAATAATTTTGTTGCTGACATAGTTAGGTTATAAATTCGGGATATAAAAATCTGCAATAAAAACGTGAAACAAAATGTAAAAAATTGAATAACTTTGTAAGGCATTGTCAACATGTATCTATTTATCAACGTGCTCACAATGACGAGTCGTAAAGGGCAAAACAGGGCAGTCTTTGAGGGGCTGCTAGACTACTATGACGAGAAGGAGCATTTCTACCAAGATAAGGTAGAAATGTTCGAGAAAATGGAGGAGGAAGATGCTCTCTATACGTTGCAAAAAATCCCCGATGAACTTGTTCTCGAGTGCTTTGACTACGTGAGCAAGAAGGTGCAGGTGAAGTTTTCTGGCCCACAGTACGTGTTTCGCACGATGATGCAGGAACGAGTAGACCAGATGGTGAAAGGCCGCTTGTCGAATGCCCCATATTTCTACACCGAGTTGGCGGGTCTTTTGCGTGAGTTGCCTTTTCCGGTTTTACTAAAGTTTGTGGAGCAGGGCACCCCGTCAAAGTGCATGCTCACTATTTATCCAGTAAAGTACCAAACCATGACTACGAACATTCACAATGACATCATGAACTACTGTGATGACGAAACTGATGGAATTAACAAAGATGCATTGGTCAATCTCATCCTGGAAATGCTTGGGTGGGCCAAGGATTATTCCACGAAAAAGGGATTCCAGGCCTACATCCAGAAATTCGGCTTTTGGAGGTGCTACCACATGAACAGCTCATTTTTGACAAAAAACCAAAACAGAATGGCAGCATGGGTTGCTTATTGCCGAGCCAGTAAGCCAATATTCAGGAGTATTTTTAGGAGGCTTGTCTTGAGCATTATCTATGTGCATGGTAAATTTTGTTCGCACTAGTCATCTAAAAAATCTTCGGCCGGTTCATCGCCATAATAGTCCCCATCCATGAAGCCTTCGCCCATATCTCTGAAATCATAATCATCGCGGCCGACGCCCGCATCGTCACCCTCCTGTTCCATATTGTCTTTTTTCCCTAATTCATAAATATCCATCAAATCCAAATTGACTTCGTCCGCAAAACCAGCACGCATTTCGTCATCTAACCCCTGTAATAATTCATCGCGTTCTCTATTATACGTTGCTTTATCATATTGGAAGAGACCCTTTTGTTGCCCGACATTCCAGCGTTCTAACCGATAATTCTTCAACATATTTTCTATGGAACGCTCCTCAATACTTAGATTACCTAATTTTTTGATAATTGCCTGTTTCTCTTTGTCTTTGGAACGGCCTACGCGTTTTAATATTTGTTGATAATCTAAATCGACAGCAGTTTTATTTTTTTCTTCTATGTCTAAAAACGCCAATAAGAGAGAACAAACCCGGGCTTTTAATTCTTCTGGATTATCAACGAGAATCTGATACTCATCCAATGTTTCTAATGGATTATTATCATCGCTCTCACCAGCCTGCTCCAGTCCTTGACCCGTACCTGCATCTTTAGGTAGTGCACTTAGTTGATTTGCATCGTCTAACATATCCCGAATCGTTTCCCTACGTTTTGCCTTTTTATCATTTCGGTCTGCCCGTACTAATTCTACATCACCACAAGCAGCGATGTATTCATACAAGGCAGAGAAAAAGCAATACTTGAATAATTCATAAATGGTCGCTTTATCAAAAATAGAATGAAATGTCTTGATAATACTACGGCCTGGTCTATCTTCGTCAGGAAATTCCTTCTTTACTTCCGTATGAACAGGAATACTCTCTACAAATAAATTCAAATCTGCTAATCTTTGTCCTACTTCTTTTAATAATCGCACCAATATCTCGTCTTCTTTGAATTTTTCTATTTCTTCATAATATTTATCCATAAATTTCGAAATATCATCTACGTGTTCGTTAGAAAGACCCCAATGCTTAGGAATTTTTTTATAAAAACCACTATCGTTTAATAAGACACTGGGATATACTTTGGTAATCATTTGTAATGCATTTATAATATATTGAGTAACTGCATATAAGCCTTCGTCGTAATAAGCCGGCTTAGCTTTGTTTACAGCATCTTTATCCAATTCCCATCTGTCTATTTTCGATAAAAACTCGTGTAATTTTCTGTACTCTTTATTTGTCATATCATTTCCATAATCATCAAAAAACTTCATGAGTTTTGCATAAATATCCGAATTATTCACAATCAAATAATTGGTTAAATCGTCGAGTTCTTTGGATGGGACATCTGGCATGACTAATGGATTAAACTTTTCGAGAACCTTATGAATTAATTTACGAAGGGGTTCTGCGATAATCTGCGAATCGCCCATATCGAGTTTTTCCAAAACATCACGTAAGACATCTACCTGCGTAAATGGTTCGGACCGGTCGACAGATACAATATTATTTTGATTGACTAATTTCATAAGATGTTGTAAATCCTGGATTTCATATTGTTTGCCATTTTTCTTTAAAAAGGTCTTTTTTTCTTCAAGTGACCAGGCTGAATTATATCCCTCGGGTTTTTCACTACAGAATATCTTAAATTCTTCAGGAATTGGTAAATTACGGTCAAAATTACAGTAGCGAATGATGGCCAAATACGTATTCTCTTCAAAATGTCCGATTTGTACAGTAGGATATCGGATTCCGGTAAATCCAGGAAAATATAAAAAATAGGCCGTTGACAGCGTACGAATATATTTTAGGATTTTTTCACCTGCCCCCGCACCTTTAATACAAATCTCAATATTTTTATTTTCTTTACTAAAATAGGCAACCGGATTCGTCGCATCTATATCCTCATTACAGCATGCATTCTCTACGAACGGGACACGTGCAGCGGTCTTTAAAATGGCATCTTTTGTTTTTACAATATCATTAATTGCCTCTATTATTGCATATCCATAATATACCGATTTACTTTTAACAGCATTTATCGAGTCAGTTTGGTGTTCACTTCCCTTATGTATTAATGCATCCAATTCTGAGACAAAATCACTGCTTAAATTTTTCAATGATTTTAATATTTCAAACGGCACAATGGGTGGCAAAAAATGCTTCCATTTCGAAATACTATGCTCTTCTGGAACCGTGGTATCAGGATTTAATAAAATAAATTCGCGTTTTTTCACATATAATTCTTCGATATCTGGCCTGGACATAATATTATTCTCTAAAAGCGTCTTCATACGTGTCACCAGGATTTCTGACTTATATTTAGAAATCGATTTCCATGGATCCTGTGATAGCTTCATTTTACTTAGTACACAGGCTAAATATTCGATTCCTGTAATATCTTCGATCCCGCTCATAGGATATCCACTAAACGAACGAATACACCCAGGGAATGTCCGTTTTATTTGAAAGGAGGGAGTCGCTGTTTGTACAGCAATTAGTAAAATAGATACTACAATCATTATCATTGTTTCATTTCGGTAATCTTTGTAGGCAGTTTTTAAATATTTACCTGTTTTCTTAAATTGTTGTTCCGATTTCTTTTGGTATTGTTGCTCAGTAAAGACCTCCTTTTCAATAATTGTGGATGATGTACGTAAGATAAATTCTTGAATACTATCTATTGGGACATCAATATTGTTGCATATGCCAGACATAATATTATAAATAGATTCCATGGTTTCACTTTCGAAAACAGGTCTCAATGCTTTACTACCCTGACCAGCTTGACCAGTTTTTTGTAACATCACGACTGTTCCCAAATCCTTCTCCAAAATATCATTGGATACCATCTTAAATCCGGCCTCATCAAACCCTTCCTCGCTACTAAAATCAATCTTACGAATCACGAAGCCACTATGTTTATCTACAATCGAATCGCCATCATCACTCATAATGCCAATTTGATTACATAATTCTTGCTGTCTTTGAGCATAATCACCTCCTGAAATAAAAGTTTGAGCCAATTCGTGTGTTCCTACTGGAAACAGCTTGGTATTTGTTTCTTTACAATAAAACCAATGTGGACTTTCACCTAACTGGTCAATCATAGGATCACGGCAAAATTTCTCGACAAATCGACAAATATCAAATTGTTTTTTAGAAAATTCTGATTGACCTAATATTAAATCACGGACCTTTAAATAGGGCGAAAAAATAAGCTCTTCTGTATTGGCATAGGTGCCGAGTGCATAGGCTAAATTATTTGCCTTGTATGCCTGAATTTCACGCAAGGATTCGTTCCGTTTCAACATTTTCAAATAATATTCAATGTTTTTTTCCAGGGTTTTTTCTAGCTCCTCAACGGAAATGGCATACCGTTTATCAAATTCACCAATCATTGACCGCTTCGCATCCTCATTCATACGACTTTTTGCATCATCAGTAGACTCGCATACGCCATTTTTCACATTTTTAAAGCACGTTGTACTGATATTACAAAAAAGAGTATTGGTATCTAAGAAAGCATCTGAATTAATTTCATTATCCGCGACCCAAACATCTTTGAGGCGTTTATAGTAGGTGGTTTTTTTACGAATATCGGCTTCGACCTCAATAGATTCTCGTTCACTTTCAGATAATTTAGTAGGGTCACTGCTCGAAGGAAGCGTAGGTCTGATTTCCAGAATTGCGTAATCGCCTTCACCAACTTGTTTCTTTTTTTCAATAAGAGCCTTAGCTAAATCCCTTGAAATATCTTTGGGACAATCATGTTTTTGCACTAAGTTCTCAGCTAAAAATTCTAAAAATAAATCGGGAAGCATTTCCTTCTTTTGTTTTTCGTATTTTTTCAAGAGAGAATAGGGTGTATCATCAAAATCCTTATCATAAAATACCTCTTCTGTATTATTATCTTTTTGTAACTCTTTGACAGAGCCATATTTTTTAGCTAGATAACGACGCGAACAATCCTTGGGTTTTATTTGCTCATTATCCGTCAAATCATCTAGGGCTGGCTCACTCAGTGCTTCTACTAATACATCAGGCGTCATGAGCGTTATCATAATTGAGGTCAAAATATTTGTATATAGGGAACCATTATCCATTTCCGTCATGCGAAATAAAATCTCATAGGAGGACATTTTGGTATCCATTTTATCCTTGCTCAAGAATTTATAGGTTTCAAAAAAGGCCTCAGCAAAATCCTTCTTTTCACTAAGTAATCTGAGAACGGTATTCATTTTTGGATTTACAGCATACTTGGTATTCCGAATAGTACTAAAATCATTATATCGTTGCTCATACATCTTTTTCATTTCAATAATACGATCCTTCATGAGGGTACGTATTTCTACAAATTGTTTATAGCTAATATCGCTTGGATAAATCATGAAAGGTTCTAATTGTTTGACTACTTCAATAAAACTCACCCGGTCCTTGATATATTTCCGAATTTGACCAACTAGGAATCGCGTTTTAGGAACAATGGTCTCTAAAAACTTATGAAATCGCTCTGATTTATCTACATAGACTTCCTTATCTAAGATGAATTCCTGGATTCCTTCTAAAAACCGCGTCTTATCTTCTTTTTCCATGCGTTCATAATCGAGTTCCTTTTCTAAATCATCAATGATATGGGGAATTATATCCGTATTTTTACGTAAAAGCCTGAAAAGCAAAAAATAATTATGATGATAGGTCGCCTTTTCTAACAGCGTACTCATAGGTAACTCAATATTTGAGAAACGCATTACCGGTTCAGGCATCATCAATAATGATTTTACGCACATTTTGTCATTCGGCGTCATTTCAACGCGAGTATATGATTTTTTCCCCGTTTTGAGAAGATCCTCCTGCATTTTAGGTAGGCCCAAATTATAACGCTGGATAACATATTTTTGACGTTTGATATTAGCTTCGGAATAAACACTACTATAAAAATCTTCCAAATTATCTACGATGGAATCTAAATTCGCTAATACTGGAACCGTGGTTAGACATGCTGCCTCATTTTGGGGTAAGTCAACTGGTCCAATCAACTCTTGAACACGATTATAGATATCATTATACGTATGGTCTTTTGCTGCAGTATTTACGCGTTTTGATAAAAGAGATTCCATTTCTCTTAGTTCTGGCGAAATCGGACCAACTATGGCATCTTCCGTTTCTAAAGCTGCCACATCATATATTTTTCGGCGATTAGATACGACTGGCAAAATCCATTGTAATTTTTTATCGAATTTTTCAATATGCTCGATAAGAGGCTTATAATATTGCCCAACCGATTTTATGGCATAAACGTTATGGTTTCCGTCGAATTTTGAAAATGTAGCACGTAATTCTTTGAATCGCTCTATCAAGGTATGTATATTATCTAGAACTGCTCTATTACGCTGACTATTCGGTATGGTTGATAAAAGTTCATCCATCATATCATTTACTTGGGCATCAATACCATAACGCTGTTGACCCTCTGGGATTTCGACTAATTGAACAATTTTCTCTAGTTTTTCGCCATAGACAATCGTATCCGCATCAATATAGAGTTCATGCAAGGCATCGCGTACATCTTCGTCGACTTTTGCACCCTCCGGAATTTTTATAATAGATTCGCCTGATTCTGTATATTCCATGGTAGCTAATTCATCACCAGGTAATTCGGGAATTTCACCCTCCTCTAATCCTTCTGCTTCTAATTGGTCACGTAACATTGATAGCGATGCATAGGAACTCAAGGACGCGGGTTTTTTACGAATAAGGATTTTCTCAATAGGTATATTATCGGGAATTCCTTGGTACTTGAAATCAATGTAAAGCGTTTGTAAGCCAGGGTATGTCGTTAGCTCAATCATATCTTCGTCTAAATTAGATATTTCGCCACTAATCAGTGTAGGAATTTCTCCACCAAATTGGATATTCACCCATTTTCCAGGAACGAGGCCATTTTGCCTAGCATAGCCCTTTTGTTCATTTCTATGTAATAGGTGGATTTGCATAATAGATTCATCGGTAAATTGACCGGATTCCGTGATATTTAATTGGTACTTTTTAAAAGTAGCTACATCAATAAGTTTTATTTTTTGGCGGTCTCGATATGTAATTAATGCGGTCATTTCGTGAATCTCATCGTTTGCAGGTGCAATAATTTCTATGATATCTCCTAGTTCGAGAACAACCGTGCTAGGTTTTTTTAAGTCATTTTGACCAGGACCCTCTGTATCAGGACTTTCTAGTTCACTCGTTTTTTCTCCTGTTTCATTAATTTCATTATCTTTTTGTTCCATAATATATATAAAAATATATATAATCCATCTAAATTATATTCGTATCTAAACAATAAAAACATTATCAATTCAAAAACCAATATAATAACAAAGACTCAATAATTGTAGTATGATGGGATTTTTGGAACCTGTTCTCCATAAACTAGATATGGATGCATGTTCTCCAGAAAAAATTAAAAAGAAGTTTATTCGAGGACTTTATAGCGACTATTATTTGTTACAATATGAAAAACTAGGTCTTTGTTTTAATGATTACAAAAATATGCTTTATAGATCCGCTATTTTTTCTTATCCTGAAAAAGAGGTTCTCAGTTTCACTCCTATGAAATCTGTATCATTGTCAGTATTTATGGAAGAGAATCCTGTATTGAGTGAGCATATTTGGGTAAATGAATACGCGGAGGGTATAATGATACAGCTTTTTTACGATAACCGTGTGAATAAATGGATAATGGGAACAAAGGGGGGAGTGGGTGGCAATTATGGCTATGGTCACGGTTTTAACGGTTCTAACGTTTCCAAAGGTTCTAATGACACGTTTTATGATATGTTTTTAGATGCCCTACACGCAAATCGCGACGAAACTTTGAACCAATTATTGCTATTAGAATTATTACCCAAGGACTTTTCGTATACATTTATATTGCAAAATCCTAATATAACAAATGTGACTAATGTGCACCATTTATACTTAGTTAGCGTTTATCATATCGATAGTCTTAAAAATCAAGTAGAATTTGTTCCTCAAGTATTTTATGAAAAATGGCCAGTTTTTGCGAACATTTCCGGCATTATTGAATTTCCCAAATCCCATCATTTTTCTAATTATAATGATTTGAAAGAATCTATGCATGGGCAAGGACTTGAAAGTCTAATTATAACAAATATGAGAAATGGTCATCACTGTAGAATAAAATCTGAATCTTATGAACTCGAAAGAAAATCAAAATTAATACCAGCGTTAACACAATACCAATATTTGTGTATGCGGCGTATCGATAAAGTCAATGATTTTTTAAAATATATACCTGGTAAAAAAAAGGCATTTTATACTGTCCAAGCAGATTTTGAGAATTTGATTTCGGAGGTCCATCAATATTATTGTGATCATTATATTTTTAAAAGGGCTAATCAGTACTCGAAAGATAAGTCGAAGTATTTTACACATATTTATAAAATACATCATACGATTTATTTGCCATCATTGAAAAACGAAAGGAATAGAGTAGATGCAATACAAAGGAAACGAAAAATATACAAAAAAACGGTAAGGCATTATTTTGAAAGCATGGAGCCGCGTGAGTTATTGTTCATATTGAATCTAGAATAAGAGGGGGTTTGTTTTATGGGATTGTTCAATTCTTTGACAAATTAACATACATAGTTGAAATTTTACTCAAATTTTGTATATATTTTGCTGTATGAGCACGGTTAGCACCATCCATCTGTTTTATTGGTCCGCGTATTTTATCAATAATATCCATAAGTTCATTAGAATTGGGTAAATGTCCTACGTCTTGTCCATAATCTTTTTCAAAAAAAAATGAAATCTCACCCTGTTCGATGACAGATTTATAAGGAGAATATACATAATAATACCATGCTTTTAAAATTGCGGTAGGATTAGCTCGTTTTACTAAATCAAAGGAGGCTCGGCCAGAAATAATTTCTTCGTTTGTTGGATAAATACTGATTATATCATCCATGAAATCAAAGAAATGTTTATTGAAAGCTCTTAGCAATGTAGTTTTATCAGTATTGGCCATTTTTAATTATAAATTGTAATTATTCGGTTATAAATAATTACAAACATATTTTTATATGATTTTCTACAAATCTAGATTTTAGTATTTTATTATGTATCGCAATGTTGTTAGATCGGTGCTTGTCACTGTATTTAAATTAAACGGGGTATACTTGTTTGTTTGCAATGAAGATGTTATATTGTAAACATAACCACCAAATTCTGCAGCAGCGATTGATGTGCCTGAACCATTCATCGCTATTGTCTGCCATTTTCCACTCGTTGCCAAAAACGGACCAGTATTTGTCCATACTTTTCCACCATCAACTGAATAATAAAGTAGTCCTAAGTTTATTCCGACATATATTATTAATCCACTATCGTTTATTGCTGAACAAGTCCATGCGGATGCAGTTGTTGGTAATCCAAGCGTATTCGAAATTCCTGATATTGTTGACCAATTGTTTCCTGAATTTGTTGAAAGAAATAGCGATCCGGAATTTATACCAGCTATCATAGAAGTTCCTGTGCTATTTATGGACACAGTTGACCAAGCCGATGCTACCGTAGGTAGACCTAATGAATTCGCAGCACCACTAATAGTTAACCAATTTGTTCCTGAATTAGAAGATAAATATAAAGAACCTGAGTTTATACCAGCTAACATATATGATGCATTTTTACTAATTGCACAAGTTGACCAAGCTGATGCCCCAGTAGGTAATCCAAAAGAATTTGCAGCACCGCTAATTGTTAACCAATTCGTTCCTGAATTGGTAGATAAATACAAAGAACCAGAATTAATTCCGGCTAACATAAATGTACCAGTTCCGTCCATAGCACATACATTCCAACTTGATGTAGTGGTAGGAAGACCAGTTGTGGAATAATATTGATTTACTCCACCTGATATTCCACTTAATTGATACCAATAAATACCATAAAAATTAGAATAATAAACATTATCAGCTGATGCAACGGCTAACATATATTGGCCAGTTGATGAAATTGCGGTGCCCTTCCAATTTTTAGCATTTTGTAAATTACCGTTCGCGTTCATTGGTAAAAAGCTTTTTTCTGAATCATTAGATACATACAAAACCGAACCATTTGTTCCAGCCAACGCATAATTGCCATTTCCACTGATGGAATAAGTTTGCCAATTTTTAAAACCCGAATTAAGAATTACGGGTGCTCCAGCAAAATCTGCCGAGCCAGCATAACTAGAATTTTGAAGTGTCCACCACAACAGTCCATTGTTTGATTTATAAACTCCACTAGTTCCGCTAGTACACATTACAAAATTGTTCCCATTTCGACACATATATGCAGCAGTACATGCTTGGGGAAGACCACTATATAATGGAGTGTTTGTATTTATTGTAGTGAATGTAGCTGCTGTATCAGTTGATAAATAACTTATTCCGTTTGTACAAGCAAATATTTTTGTACCATCTCCAGAAACAGAAACTGCTATCCAATATTTATTAATTGGGATTGGCAGTCCGGACATACCACTAAGGTTAGTCCAAGACGTTCCTGAATTCACAGATACATATAAACTTCCTGTTGAACCAACAACTCCAAAAGCCATAACCGTTCCATTAGAAGATATTGCAACACGAACGTTTCCTGAAAAATTAGATGTTGGAAGTCCATTTCCTGAATTTACAGAACTTGACCCACTTATTGGTGTCCAATTTTTTCCATAATTATTTGATAAATAAAGCACAGTATTTCCGCCTATCATAGTAGTAGCATCATCTGACATCGCAACTGCTGGATAATTCGTATAAGAATTCCAAGTCTTCCCCATATCCGTTGATGTATTACCGTCGGCATAAATTACCGAACCTGTGTAAGATAAAACAACAAGAGCGTTTGCGGGTCTTGCTGTATCAACATATGTGGTTCCTGCATCTGTTGACAAATATTGTTTAACAAAAATAACTTGTTCATTGCCCGATACTCCATTGCCTCCTTGGATTTGATATTGATATATTTGAGGAACTCTCAACCTTGAAAAAGTATTTCCACCATCTGTCGATTTCCAAGAACCTGTATTAATGTTATTTGGGGTATAATAATTTGAAACTAAAATTGTATTTCCATTAGATGACATTGAAATTCCATTAATGCCTCCCCAATTAAAAGCACTCGGTAAATAATATTGATTATAGAAACCGGTAAAGTACCAATTTTTAGCTAAATTATAAGATAAAACTAAATTTCCTCCATATTGTCCACTTGAACCATAAATTACAGAAAACGAAGGCGTTGCCGCACAACCAAAATAAGTATAATTAAATGCTTGATCACTATAGCCATTGTTACTTCCTAATTTATAGACTGACCAATTTCCAGTTCCTGTATAATAAAAATAGTTAAACGATGAAAATGCTTTTGTTCCGTCTGAACTTATTGTTATTTGGTTGTTTGAACCGAAAACCCCAGATATTGTACCCCCTGCTGGCCAACTGTTTCCTTGATTAGTAGAAAAATAAATGGTACTTCCGTTTCTATATGCTAACGCTTGACCGTTTCCAGACATTGTTAAAAAAAAACTACTTGTCAATGTTGATACGACACTCCATGTGTTTCCTGAATTTACTGATAGGTATAATTGATATGTTGCACCGAATGTTGCTGCCATTACTGATGCATTTGATGACATACAAACACCGTAAATTGTAGCTGTCACTGTTGTAGGAAGATTATTTGTTCCTGTTGATAATCCGCTAATTTGATTATAAGTAGTTCCTCCGTCCGTTGATAATAACAAATAAGTACTTGTTCCACTATCCATTAAAATAGTTTTTCCGTCGCTACTTATTGCGGAGAATTTAGAACACAAATTAGTTATCCATGTAGCACCTTGATTTGTTGATTGATAACCATTCATGATAATTGTTTTACCATTATCGGAAATAGAACACGTAGTACAAGCAAAAGCAGTAGGAATCGTATTGTATGGAGTGAATAAAATTGAGTAACTTAAACAAGCGTTTGTTGTTAAGTATTTCCCATTTAAAACCATCGTATTTCCATCACCTGATAATCCGATCAAAGACCAACCGGCACCAATATTATTAGTAGTATTATCAATATGTAGCGACATCGCGGTAGTATAACTATTTTGATTTACGATTCCCGCATTTATCAATTTTCCATAAATATTATTCGTGTTATCTCGCGGATTACCATCGCATAGTAACCACCCATTTGGGTCTGTTACTCCATTATACAATGCCAATGTTCCCACGTTCGCAACAATTGGAACACCATTTATGTTATAACTCATTGACTCAGGTAAATATTTATATTTATATATATGTACAAATATTTTACATCCATAAATGTAAAATATTTATAAAGTGCTTATTGCAAGCTTCTAAATAACAGGTCTATTAATTGGTCCGATTTCATCTAGTCGCTGCTGTTGTAAGGTATCAATCGTAACATTTTGCGATAATTTATCGGGACGATAAGTATCAGGTGGAGTATTTATTAAATGTATATCATCCGCTGCGGAAACATAATTAAAAAGCGGACGATTTGCTCCCTTACCCTTAGCACTCAATTCTTCGGGACTCATATTATAATTTGTATACTGTTCAGAAACAATGGTACCAAAATTGGCTAAAGAAAAACTCGCGGGCTCCCCCTGGAAATTCGTTGCTTTTTCACTAAGCTGTTTTAATTGAGGATGAAAATGTTTCATAATTTCATCACCTAGCAAAACCCGATAACTCTGTTTGATTAATAAAAGTGATGGCACGCTATGAATGTTGGGCGGCATAATCACTTTTGATCCGTTCTCTAAAACTATGTATTGTTGGCCATTTTTCGGATCGCGTGTTCGTTTGTCAATACAAATAAAACTGATTTTATCAGACATATTGCCTTTTACTAATGTTTGAACTAATTTCTGGCAATGTTTGCAATAATTACTATAGTATAAAATATCCATTCTACTAATTTTATTATCGTTTTTATCTTATATTATAAGACAAAAACCTTTTTATATTATTAACGTAACAAATTTGCGTTTTTTTTATTTGGAAAGTAACAAACATTGTGAAAAGGAGGGGCAAGGGACTAAGTAGGGTTTCCGAAGGTTCCTTTGGTTCCCTAATGTACTTCTTATTTAGCTACGCACATGGAATGTAACAAGCGGTTCTGGAAATAGAAAACCAAGTAGCCTAAAGAAAGACCAATGATTTGGATATAGTAGTCAAGTCCCTTGCGATTTCTAAGTCCATAGAAAATGGCAGGCACAATAAAAAGGACTAAAAGAACGAATCCAAGAATGGATAAAAAGTAGAAATACAAGCAGTATTGGATGTCGAGAGGACCAAAAAGGGTATCAAGCAAATCAGCCATTATAGAATACGTCTAGAAAAAAATGTTTTTGTAAAGAAATGTACGTTTTGCTAAATAATTCATTTTGTTTTGATAATTTTTTGTTAATATTTGATTATATAATTCAATGTTGTACCATTATTTGTAATACTATTAATTTGTGGTGGAGCATATGTTGTATTAAGTCCAGGATTAACATTATTATAATATATATTTGCGTTGATCAAGCTGTTATATATACCATTCGTATTAGTACGACTGGCTCCATCACAAATTAACCATCCAGGTACGGCGGCATCTGTCAATGTCCCAGCATAAGGTGCAATAGAACCAACCGGTGCAACATTTGGTATAGAATTAAAGTTATAACTATTAGTACTCATTTGATTGATATATATTTAAAATACAAAAAAATAACCTAAGGATAAATTATAATCAACTATATTATATTTGGAATGGATACACAAACTACATGGAAAATCATAAATAAATATTTTGAAGATAATCCGCAAGCTTTAGTAACACATCATATCGAGTCTTATAATGACTTTTTTAAGAACGGAATTTTTCAAATCTTCAAAGAAAAGAACCCTATCAAAATTGCAACTCGATTTGACAAAGACCTAAACGAATATCGTTCTCAATGTATCATGTATTTTGGTGGCAAGGATGGCTCTAAAGTATATTTTGGTAAGCCAATCATTTATGATGATAACGATAATTCACACTATATGTACCCCAATGAAGCCAGGTTACGAAATATGACGTACGGAATGACAGTTCATTATGATGTAGAAGTAGAATTTATTACTATTTTAGAAAATGGAGAACGGCCGACGATAATAGGACTTGAAGACGGCGATGATACATATGGTGAATCCGATGAAGACGAAGAAAAAGAGCAAAAACAAAGAATGGTAGATGGACAAAATCAAAATGAATTACAACAAAAAATAGTAGAGGGTCAAACTGCAGGAATGCCACCAAAAAAAGCAGATAAAGATAATCAAGGTCCTCCTAAACGTAAGAGCCAACGCCGCCGTGTACCGGTCGAGCTAACCCCTGCAGAAACTGCCCTGTTTAAAGAAGCCACTGCAAAATCGATGATAAACGCCAATACTCAAAAAGAAACCATCGTTCTCGAAAAGATATTTTTAGGAAAATTCCCCATTATGGTTCAATCTAATTATTGTGTTTTATCTGGTCTTCCGCGTGAAGTCAGGCATACGATGGGTGAATGTAAAAACGATATTGGTGGTTATTTTATTATTGATGGAAAGGAAAAAACGGTTGTTAGCCAGGAGAAATTCGGTGATAATATGCTTTACATAAAGGAATCTACCGACGAAACCTATTTATATTCGGCGGAAATTCGGTCAGTAAGCGAGAACGTAGCCAAACCCATCCGTACACTTTCCGTAAAAATTATGGCACCAACACCCTCTTATACGTATAAAAATATTGTTGTCAATATTCCCAATGTTCGTAAACCCGTGCCCCTTTTTATTGTTTTCCGTGCTCTCGGCATCATATCTGATAAACAAATTATTACCATGTGTCTGCTCGATTTAGAGAAGCAAGAAGGTATGGTCGACCATTTCATTCCCTCAGTCCACGATGCGGGCGGAATAATGACTCAGCGTAATGCTCTCAAATATATTGCGACACTTACAAAGGGCAAAACGATTAGCCACGCACTCCATATCTTAGCCGATTATTTTTTGCCTCATGTAGGGGAGGTGAATTTTACGCAAAAGGCATATTATTTGGGCTACTTAGTATTCCGTCTCTTATCTGTTTATACTGGACTTGAACCACCCACTGACCGCGATAATTTCAAATTCAAGCGTATCGAACTCGTGGGTTCTCTCATGTATGATTTGTTCCGCGAATATTTTACGATGCAGCAACGCCAGATTGAGCTTGGATTTGAAGAAAAGGTCCACTATAACCAGAATATCTATGCGGACAATTTGAAAGGTCTCATCCGGGAAAATTATAAAGATATTTTTATGGAGCGTTCCGTAGAGGCCGGATTCAAAAAAGCATTCAAAGGGAATTGGGGAGCTACTGCCAATACGAAGCGTATAGGTATCATTCAAGACCTAAATCGGCTCTCTTTTAATTCCGCACTTAGTCATTTGCGTAAAACGAATCTCCCGCTCGATGCAAGTGTTAAATTAGTTGGACCACGTGTACTACATAATACGCAGTGGGGTATTTTTGACCCGATAGACACGCCCGATGGTGGTAATATTGGTCTTCATAAAAATCTCGCTATAAGTGCCCATGTTACACAAGGATATTCTAGAGAACCCATAATTCATTGGCTAAGAGAAAAAGCCCGAATGAAATTATTAGAGGAATGTAGTCCCGCTATTTTAGCTACGATGACAAAGGTTATTGTAAATGGCCTATGGGCCGGTTCAATTACAGAACCAGCAGAAACCGTAGAAAAAATCAAATTATATAGACGAAATGGCTTGATTCCTATTTATACGAGTGTGACCTTTGATATAGGGCAAAATACGGTATATATTTATACGGATGCGGGGCGTATTTGCCGACCTATTTTTTATAAAGATTTGGATACGGGAAAGTTCTCGTTTGAAAAGGACAATATCAAAAAACATTTGGAGGATGACGAATTTACCTGGACCCAGTTAGTCAGTGGTTTTAACCGTAAGAAGGATGCTGCCTTTGATATTAATGCTTATAAAATGTATGAATTAGACGAATTATATGAGAACATTGATTCCCAGGCAAATCCAGCGAAATTTCGGCGGTTTTTAGACGAAAAGGCTATTTTAGATTTTATTGATACGAATGAATCCGAAGATGCCTTGATAGCAATGAATGCGGCAGCTTTGGGGTCAGACGGTTCTAAGGCAGTGTCAAAAGGTTTTACGCATCTTGAAATCCACGAATCTCTCATTTTTGGTATGATGTGTAATCTGATTAGTTTTCCAGAAAATAATCCCGCAACTCGTAACTCTTTTTCATGTGGTCAAAGTAAACAGGCATGTTCTATTTATCATACAAATCATCAGGTGCGAATGGATAAAACTGCCGTGGTTCTCCAATCTAGTCAAAATCCCTTAGTAAAATCTCGTTATTTAGAACATATTAATCATGAAGGAAATCCTTATGGCGAAAACGCCATCGTCGCAATTATGTGTTATACAGGTTATAACGTAGAAGATGCTGTTTTGATAAATCAGGGTGCCTTAGACCGTGGACTTTTCCGAACTACCTATTATACAACCTATGAATCACACGAAGAAAAGGGTCGAGGCGGAAACAGTGGCATGGAGTCAAGTCAAAAGACATTTACTAATATTGAGAGCAGTATTAATATTATTGGAACCAAACCTGGATATGACTATAGTAAACTAGATAAATATGGCCTTGTTAGAGAGAATACGGAAATTGATGATAAAACCGTATTAATAGGTCTTACGATGAATAATTCTGAAAGCTCAGAAAAAGAAAGTCGTATTGATATGTCAAAGACACCTAAAAAGGGCCAATTAGGTGTTGTCGATAAATCATTTATTACAGATGGTGAAGAAGGTGGGCGGATTGCCAAAATCCGTATTCGCGAAGTTCGTATTCCTGCGATTGGCGACAAAATGGCAAGTCGTAACGGCCAGAAGGGAACGATAGGTCTCGTTATTCCAGAATCCGACATGCCATTTACCAAGGACGGGATTCGGCCTGATATTATTGTTAATCCCCATGCCATACCAACCCGCATGACTATCGGTCAATTAGTCGAAACCATAACTGGTAAGGCATGTGCGATATATGGCGGATTTGGTGATTGCACGGCATTCGTCAATAATGGATCCAAAGTCGGTGTGTTTGGTGATATGTTAGTAAAAGAGGGCTATCATTCTAGTGGAAACGAAATTTTATATAACGGGATGACGGGAGAACAATTAGATGCGGAGATTTTCATCGGACCAAATTATTATATGCGTTTAAAGCACATGGTCAAAGATAAAGTCAATTTCCGAGCATTGGGTCCACGCACAGCACTCACACGGCAAACTGTTGGCGGTAGGGCAAATGATGGTGGCTTACGTATCGGTGAGATGGAACGCGATGCGGTAATCTCACATGGAATAGCCGATTTCTTACGCGAGTCTATGATGGAGCGTGGAGACAAATATTCGGTAGCTATTTGTAATAATACAGGGATGGTGGCAATTTATAATCCTTCAAAGAATATTTTTATGAGCCCGATGGTAGATGGCCCTGTTAATTTTGTCTCGTCTTTAGACGGAAAAGATATGAATATTGAGAACGTGACCAAATTTGGCCGAAATTTTAGCGTGGTTGAGGTGCCCTATTCTTTGAAACTACTGATTCAGGAATTACAAACGTGTAATATTCAAATGCGACTTATCACCGAGGATAATATTCAACAAATGGAGAACCTCTCGTTCTCAAAAAATATAGATATGCTGTTATTTAAAAAGGATGTTACACCCAAATCAATTGTCGACGAAATTAAAAAGACATTATCACAAACCCTAGGAACAACTCAGAGTCCCGATCCAGAGAAAATATCACCACCGAGAGAAATCGGTTATCCAGATGATGTTTCACCTGCATATGAACCGACAGAGGGGGAACAAGAAGAAATGGCAAGATTACGCGAAATGTTCAAAAAATCAGGTCAGGAAAGTTCTCCTGAATATAGACCTTATGATGAGGAGGAAGAAGCTGCTGCAGAAAGACCAAGTCGGTTTAGTCCCACAAGTCCCGATTTCCCACCAGATTTTAACGTTTTATCTGAGCAAGCAAATGAATATAGAGTCAACGAACAGGTTCATTACCGTGGTGATATCCATCCAGACCGTTATTGGTTAATTACTAATGTTGGTGATACGTTTTTAACAATTAAAACCGAAAAGTATGACCAATACGACCCTACTGAAACAACCCAAGTTGTTACCGCATTAGATATTTATCGCCAGGGAGATGTTCCAAATAATTCACCTTATTTAGACCCACTTCAGCCTATGAGTGGATACGTAGAGGAAATGAACGGGGGCGGAAGACCAAATATGCAAGGACTTGGACCAGCGATCAATTTTGCTCCTGTTTTTAAAATTATGAATGGAGGCAGTGATTTTTCCGCTGAACCAATGAATGCACAAGGTAGACAAGGAACATTAGATAATTTGGGCGAACAACTACAAACAACTGGTCTAATAAATACACCACAAGCATTAATGAATACACAAGGGACGGTATCAAATAATGGAAAACCAAATCATGAAGAACCTCAAAAAATTGATTTTGGAAAACTAGTTATCAAAAAGGTATAAAAGATGTCGGCAGATTGGATTGTTTTTAGTTTTGATAGAAAGGACGACTTTCCGGTAATATTGGGAAAAGCATTCGACTTCAAAGAAGAGAATGTGCGGCGTTGTAATAGCACATTAGTTATGGAAGGTGAAAACTACTATACTGTGCATCGTAAAGTTGATAAGAATATTGATTTATTAATGACATATTCAATTAGTCCATTTAATTTCATTCGTGGATATGTTTATGCCAATGGAAAGGAATACAATATTGTAAAGACTGCAAGATACGCATCCCTACAAATCGGCAATTATTGCCATGACAATGTTTGTGTGGTGCAAGTAGATACGAATATTTTTACAGATACTAAAAAAGACCAGCTTAATAACATTTGAGAGTCAAACAACAAAAAAACAAAGAAAAAGACATAAAGATAAATTTCTATATTAGTTATTGTACCAATATAGAAGATAAGACAACATGAAAAAGATCATTCAACTAATTAGCCGTTTTTTTCCAAAAGAAGCCGCAAAACCCCTAGGTAGATGGAATATTGATTATTGTACTAAAAAAACAGATGTGAAAATCGATTTATCGAATGAGGATCATTGTGGTCCTTGTGGACAATACGTCATTGAGAAAAAATTGAATAAAGAAAACGAAAAGACATAAAAGTATCCAGCAGTATTATATATATAATGACATCTAACAACAAAATATTGAGCATTTACAAGTCGCGAACCACAATGATTGAGCTACTTGACCATCAAGATTATGACACCGAGGAATATGAGGGATTCAGCATTAACGAAATTGATGCGATGGTCACCAATTCCCAATTAGATATGTTAGTAACAAACAAAAAGGACCAGCGTAAGGTCTATGTCAAATATTATTTAACAGCCAAACAGATTCGCCCCGCAAATTTAGACGAAATCATTGAGGACCTTTTTGTCATTGAAAGTGTTTTATCAAAACAAGACACTCTCATTATCATTACCGAGGACGAGCCAAACGATACGATTTTGACCAAAATGCGATATTTGTTTGACCATGACGGCATTTTCGTGATTGTTCATAACATAAAACGTCTTCAGTTTAATATTTTAAACCATAAGCTTGTTCCTGAATGTATTATTTTAGACCAGAATGAAATCGATAAATTGAAGAAAAAGCACAACATTAAGGAGTTGATGCAATTACCTGAAATTTCGCGATTTGACCCCCAGGCCCTAGCAATTGGCTTGCGACCAGGGCAGGTCTGTTTATTTAAACGCGAGAGTTCGACCGCAATGTTTTATGATTATTATCGCATATGTGTATAAATTACCATTTGTATAATTATTTTGTTTCGATAATATAAATATAATAAATAAAAATAAATGGCATCAAAAGTATTAGTCGGTTATAGCCCTAATGATTTTTTTTATTCAGATGCTCAAGCTCAAGGTATAATGCCCAATGAAGCGGATTGTGCAGGGCAATTTAATCCGGATTCCCCAACTAATGATTGGGATAATAAATGTAATCCCCTTAATTTTCCAATAACTACTGCGATAGAATATGATTGTGCAATTCGTGGGCAATCAATTTATATTTTAAAACCTGATCTAGATATAGCATATATTAGTTCCCAAATAAAAAACGGTTTCACAGTTAGTGGGTTGAATATTGATGCCGAAACAAAAGTTACAAAAGTTGAAATGATTCAAAAGCCCGCTGACATAACTATTCGAAATGTCCAAGGCAACGTAAATATACCAGTTGTTAGTATAAATAAACTCCCTTCTGTTGCAAGCACATTATTTTTTGAAAAAATTAAATTTCAATCTAATGATGATACTACAAATGCAGAGGCTTGCATAAAAAAAGAATTATGTAAAAACAAATCAAATGTAGATAAATTGATGGCAATTGAAAACGGGCATTCTGGTTCCGATGAAAAATATTATAATACCAAAGATCAATATAATTACTTATTTATGAATACAATGAATTTAGGAATAGGCTGTATTTTTTTAGGTGTTTCCATTTACTTGAATAGATAAAAAATATCGGAATAATATAACTATTACTGTTTTATATTATTTATGGGATTTAATGATAACCCAATTGGTGTATTGACAACCGTAAACAACACTATAGTAAATGATATGAGTGAATTAGATGAAACTAAATTACCAATAAATGACGATACAACTCAACATTTAAATCAAGACATCAATGACTTTTCTGGTGGTTTAAACGCAGTGGGCGGGTTGATTGCGAGAAATTCAAGTAGTTTTACAAAAGAGGTAAAAGATTTATATAAAAAAACAAGCGCAAATTTGTCAATTTTAAATCACGGATATTTGTGTGCATTAAAAGGCGGAATTCCGGATTTAAATACAGATACGTGTACGGTGCCTGGAGCAGCACCAACAGTGCCTGTAGCAGCACCAACAGTGCCTGAACCACAAGTTAGTACTTCGCCTCCAGCAAATTATCAAGTAACATTACCATCCGACCCTTTACCAATAAACACAGTCGGAAATAGAGAATCATTTGGCACATTTGAAAATTTTTTCGCAACATATTCTAACTACTATAAAACAATGCCAATTATTGAAGGATTAGATGGAATTGATACGCCAGCTGGTGCAAATGCCATGAAATCAGATATTCAATTGACCAAGGATTTAATTGCTTTTAATTCAAACTATCAACAATACCTGTATTGTAATAAAAATAGCATAGACGATTTAAAATGCACTTCACCTACTGATCCTGGTCAAACCGTAAATAGTCAAATCCAGAAGTTGTCTACTGAAATTACTAATAAAATTGGAAATTCTAATAATAAAACTGGAATTATTGGTAATATAAATAAAGTAACTTTATTACCTAATGGTAGATATGAACCAAACTACACAACTATTAAAAATACACAGAATGATAATCTTAAAATGCGAAGTGATTTAGATATGAAATTAATGGAATTATATAACCCGGAAAAATCAGTTTTGGCTGATTACAAAACAAATTTCGACTCTACTATTTATTCAGGAATTTTAATATCTGCTTTAGCCACTTCTATCTTATTTTATGTTTTTACTGAAATATAAAAATTCTCAAAGTAATATAGAATCATGTCTAGCGTTTCGTCTTTAAATAATATTGCTCCTATTCAATTAGTACCTTTTACTGATAACGACATTTTGTTCACTTCTAGTAAATTAACAGTTACTAAACCAATTGTTGATAATAGTTTCAATTATTCTCATATGGGTGATTATGTAGTAAGTGCATCGTCATTTAAAAATGATACATGTGCACCATTTCATGCTTTTAATAATTTGAGTACATCTTATTGGGAAACAGATTCTTCGGGTAATGCCGATTTTAATAATCAAAGTTCTGAACAACGCAGTTATTCAGCGGCTTACATACAAAATCCATATTCAAATTCAACTATGGCAAATTCTTCTTATCAGGGTGGTGGATTAAAAGCAAATAACTGGTCTACTATGGTTGGGCAAAATCCTATTCAAGGTGAATGGTTGCAAATTACATTACCCAGCCAACAACCTATTTTTCTGTACAAATATAGTATTTTAACCCCAGTTCCTGTTGGTGGGATAATGACTTTTCCAAGTAAATTTATGGTAGTCGGTTCTTCTGATGGTGTGAATTGGGATTATGTCGATCAGCAAAATTTGTCTACTCCACGCGATACGAGCGATGGGAAACCCGTAGTTTTTAATTTGAATGTCACAAAAAATTATAATTATTATCGACTCATTGTTTCTGAAATGTTTAAACAAAATAGTGTTTTAAGAATAAATGAATGGGCCCTTTATGGTACTACAGAACATGTGGTCAATAAAGAAACATTTGTAGGAATGAATAGTTTTTCACCGATAACCTATGAAATAAGTCAAAGAAAAATAAAATATGTTGATTACAAAAATTCGGTCTCTTTAGAGGAACAAAATAAAAAGGCAGAATCCTATATATTACAAAATCAAAAAGATGATCCAACGAATTTGCAAAATAATATTGATACCTCTCTACTTTTACCAGGTGTTCTTATTGGTATTTTAGCACTTTCCTTTCATTATTATTCGCGACGCTAATTCTTTACTCTTTTTAGAATTACCTTTTTTATTATGTATAATATATATAATAAAATAATAAACTATATTAGTGATGTCAAGTTTAACTGGCACAGATTATGATAATAATTCAAATGTTTTAAATAAACTAATAGCTAATGCTGCAGGAAAGGGTATTACTCAATTGGCAAAAGACTATAATTTTTTATATTTTCAACCTGACCCAAACGGTTATCCTACTGCCGATGTTGGATGTCATGCTCCTTCTGAAAATGACCCATCCAAATCTTCAGTTGATATGATGCCATTAAACAAATTACATACAAATGAAAGTTGTAAGTTTAATGCTGCTCTTTTACAAAGTAAAAATAAGTGGACGGAACAAACTAAAATTAAAGATTGGACAGCTTCAAAAATTAAACCAGGATTAAACGAAAATAAAGTAGCTTCTGATATGGGCACTAATCCAAAATTTTTTTTAGCAGCCAGCGGTATAACAAAAACAATCAATAAAAATTTCAATATTACTAACAGTACAGGAGGAATCTATTCATGTGAATGGTATGGGTTCTTTAAACCAAAGTCTCAAACAACTCCAACAACTACAACTGCTAATCAATATACTTTTTCCGTTGAATGCACTAATAAATTTTTTATTTGGATAGGCGATGTTGCAGTAAATGATTATACAGCATTAACATCAACGCTAACTAATGCAAGCACTAATCCGAAAACAAGTATTATATTTCCTATTTTATACAACCGGTTATATCCAATTCGAATTCAATGTAATTTTCAAAAAAACGGTGATAAATTTGTGTTAACAATCAAAGACGCTAAAAGTATACTTGTTTCTCCCGAAGAAGTTTTTGTTACATATTACAATAATGATGATTCATTATTTGAAAAATCTATGTTGTATTATTCTCTTACAGAATCTAGTCCCGAGTTAAGTGCAAAGGGTTTATATAACTGCTATGTTTCTAATACAAACACAGATTCCGTTTTAAAATTAAAAAAAAATCCAAATGGGTACAAATACAAAATTATTTGGCAGTTAATCCCGGATTCCGCTTCTGCTTTATTGAATTCTACAAATGTTTTAAAATATTTACCTGCATCACCTACTAGTGCGGGTTCTATAGCAACATTATCTATTTGTAACGCGGGTTCTAGCGGGGGAATTGTAAAAAGTTTCAGTAATCCTACTGATGGAGGTGATATAAATGTTAGTGGAAATTTGGCTTTATCTGATTCTGGTGTACTTACTATAGGTTCAACAACGGTTACTCGTTCGTCAAGTAGTGCTGATCCGACCGTTGCTCCAAATTTAGACTGGAAAATTTATGCCACTTCAAATACAATTCTTGCTTCTATGGATATTAAAAATATACCACTATCAGGAATACAATCCGGAACGGTTTTATTGATTTCAGAAAATGGTTCATACAAGTTAGAATTTTTAGCCACAGGCAATTTAGTTTTAAAACAAAGCATGATTGCATGCAACGGAAAAAATGCTAATAATTTCAATTATTCCACTATAACTGATAATAATAGTTATTATTTGTATAGAGTGGACGCGGATGAAAAAATGAATAGAATGTTTATGACTAGTAATAATGCAAAAACGTTATCCCCTATTTCTTATGCTAACAATGGATTTGCATTAAGTAATGTTCAGGGGGATTATACCAACTATGCTGACTATTTTCCACCCGACGATACCAGTAAAGAAATAAATATTAATACATATAAGAATACAAATCCTCGTATTCAAACGTGCAAAGCACTTTGTTCAAATGACCTTACTTGTAATTATGTTTATGAATATACAAAAAACGCCGATTCTACAGGAGCAACATATTGTTTAAAAGGAACTGATGCAAATATACCAGCACAATTTATTCCAAAACAACCAGGTTCAATTTACAACAAGTCAAAAATAAATGTTAGAAATTATCAACCCAATCTTCCTACTGGTGATACAAGAAACTATATTGGCGGCACTACTATTACCACTAATTATGTTCCCTATCAAGATTATCAATTATTGGTAAACGACCCCTTTGTCGTAAATGATGAATTTCAAATTGGATATAACGGATTAGATTCTGAGTTACGGAACAGACTTATTATAAATCATAATTATATAAATGGAACCGGTCAACCACTAGGCCAAGACCCAATCATGGAAACATTTACTATTACACAAAAAAACGGATATCAAACTAGCGAATCTGTAAACGCCATCGGTGCAAATCCTTTTAAACCTGAATCAACGCCGTCTTCGGAAAAAATTAACCTTCCCACTAGAATCACAAATCAGCAAATTAATCCCCTACTTGGTATATCTGCAAATTATTCTACTCTATTAGATAATATAAATGCAAAATATACAGATATTTCAAATAATATCGATAGTTATAAGGTAAATAGGAATAATGTATTGTATGTTCCAAATATAAAGACAAGCAACCCTAATTACGCAGCGAATGAGAAAAAAAGACAATATGATTTCAATGGAGATTCATTAGCATACAACAGTTATAAACCTACTATATCTGATGCCATTAATCAGGATTTAAATATTTTAATTTTACAGGAAAACCAATTGTATATGCTTTCAGCAATTACAATCGCGGCCTTAATTATAGGAGCAATTTATTTTGGAAAAGAGTAGACTATTATAAAACGGTAGGTTACTGGAATTTAATTCATTGAAAATAGTAAGAATCAAACTAAATTACATCAACGCATAAATGCTAATTGAATTTTATAAATATTTTTTGAAAGAAAAAGGTAGGGGTCGCAGGGTCAGAGCCCGCAAAGCGGGCTCCACCTTATGTCGGCGTAGCTGACATTCAGGGAACCGTAGGTTCCCTGCTAGAGTAGACATTCAATGCTGTAAAAAAATATTATATATTATATATATATTAATATAATAGTAAATGGGTTCTCTTGGAGTAGATTTAACAGGATTAGCAAATATACAACAAGCAATTTTAACAAGTTTACAAAATAAACCTGCTTCAGATACAACAGTTTCACCCCAAATTAGTTCTGTGCAAACTGCTCTAACTGACCTCTTTAATGCTTTCGGAACAGCAACTGATACCTCAAGTGCGACATTAGACCATCAAACAGAAATGAATAATATAGTTACTACTGAAAACGAGAGATTAAAAAAAAAAAAGGCGTTGGTAGACCAGGCTTTAGAAGGCAAACAGCGTGCTCTTGAATTAAACGATAGTTATCGTCAAAAATACTCTTATTATACCAAAGCAACAATGCTTGTCGTTTTTTTTTTAATTCTGTTTATTTTATTGAATATGCTGAGCCAATATTTACCTTTTATCCCATCTTTTGTTTTTGATATTCTTTATTTTTTCCTTGGCTTAACAGTAGTTCTTACTGTATATTTTATTTATTTAGATATAATTTGGCGTGATAATATGAATTTTAACGAATTAAATTTTACTGCACCCCATAGAGATAGCCCAGACGAAATCCAAGCTAAAATTGCTCAAAGTTCTAAAATGGGCGATTTATTAAACACTATTAATGTGGTTGGATGTGTTGGAGAAACATGTTGTAATCCTTTATATACTAAATGGGACAAAGGAAATTTGATGTGTACCGGAAAGGAAGCATTTACTACAATGAATATTGAATATTCGGGTAAAATTATTTTGCCAAATTCTCCCAATGAGTTTGAAAGTTATGCTCGTGCTTAAAATTTCTATTTATAATATAACTAAAAATTTTATAAATGGGTGGTCGTCAATCAAATCCAGTAGCTAATTGGTTTAATGATATAGCCGATAGAGCGAGACGTGCAGCAGAAGCTGCTGCAGCTAGAGCGAGGCAACTTGCTGAACAGGCAATGCAACAAGCTCGTGTTGCGGAACAAAACGCACAAGTCAATTCCATTCGGTCAAGACGCAATGACATGCTCAATAAAAACAATGATTTACAGACTAGAATTTATAACAAAAGAAACTTGTTAAGAAGCGATAGTGAAAGGGATACAAATATTATTTTTGGATTAAACGCAAATATAGATGTTCAAAAAAACGAAAATGCAAAAATAGAATATGAAAATAAAAACTTAAAAGACATTAAAAATAACAACGATGAGTATAATGCCGCAGTAAATGTTGCAGGCGGAATAAGTAATAATTTGAAAAATAGAATCAGTCTTATTTTAAACCAGGAAAAAATTTATACAGCGATTCAAAACGAAAATAATACAATAGTTGACACTATGCCAGAGCTAATCAAACAATATTCGAGTGATAACCCACGCATAGATTATGAAAAAAAACCACTTTCTGATTTGGATAATGTAAATACCATTTTATTTATCTTATATTATGTTTTGTTTCTTATTTTTTCATTTATCATTATTTTTTTTAACCAAGCTGCCTCTAAATATTCAAAATTTGCCATATTATTCATATTATTAGTTTACCCGCTAGTTATTAATAAAATACAAAAGGTATTATATTTAGGTCTTGTAACTCTTTATTTGACATTAGAAAATAATGTATATCATAACACAAATTGATAAATATAATAAAATAAAATAGTCTCTTATTATAGATAGCACTTTAATTCTAAATAAATGGGAAATTCATCTTCTAACCCGATTCAAAATTTAATTGACCAATATAATCGGTTATCAGCTTATCGTGCCCAGTTACAAGAACAATTAAATAGTCTTAATGTCACATATGGCTACTTGAATAGTGATAATAGTGCAATTATTAACCAATATAATAGAACGATGGCTGAATATAGTCGTGAAATTGGTGGGAAACAGGGACAACTAAAAACATTAAAAAAAAAATATGAGGATGAATCAAATAATAACAAGCAGCTAGGCAATATGAATAACGCAGGAAACAAAGTATTGAGTTCTGCTTGGAGTCATAGAGGTGACCTCGCTATGGGAACAGCAGCATTACAAATTGAATCTAATTTGTATAAAACTAATTTATTTAATAATATTCAAACTCAAAATTATGTATTAGACAATGAATATAATCACATTCAGGATGGTTTTTTAAAATATGAACATAAATCTGCGTTTCAATCTGTTGCTATATCTTCATTAACAACACTTAATACTATTTTATATTATACATTTTATATATTACTTTTGGTTTATATTTATTTGTTATTTTTCAATCCATCTAATATGACTATTTATTTTAAGCTGTTTCTTATTTTATTGTTGGCTGCTTTTCCGTTCTTTATTGGTCGTGTTGAAAAAACAGTATATTTTGTTTGGACATACATTTATGCATTTCTAACCGGTTCTCGCGTAAATAATTTGACAGAAAGTCAAAGAGCCGTAATTGAACAAACCACGGATTTACGTGTCAGTGGACCAGATACATTGGTATTACATCAGTAGCGTTGAAAATGCCCAAATTGTAACCGTTTCCTTCACTCATTTACGCCAACGTCTAAATAAAATCTTACTGTAACCAAATAATTTTTGTCTTTTGAAAAAAATTATTTCTGACATCTTTTTAGTTGTATTTTGTTGTTTTTAGTTGTATTTTGTTGTTTTTAGTTGTATTTTGTTGTTTTTAGTTGTATTTTGTTGTTTTTAGTTGTATTTTGTTGTTTTTAGTTGTATTTTTTGTTGTTTATACCAAATCGTCATCATCAACTTCACCAACATCTAACATATTTTCACTTCCATCATCATTTTCATCTACTTCATCACGCTCATACCGGATTTTCACACCCGTCCATATCTGATTTCTCTGCCGACCAAACTCCTTATCCATATATTCATGCAGATCTTTGGGACTCGGTCCACGCCCCCCATAATTTGCCATATACCAAATCGAAAACTCGTTATTGACCTCCATCTTTTTGACACGACCTGCTGGGTCACGTGCAACACGGTCGCGGATAAACTCGGAAATATAATCCTGGCTCTGCCTATACTCGTTACTCTTGGCCATAACAATATCACAATCTGTTACTACACCATTCGTCTCAAACATAACTTTCACTAACATAGCCAAAAATACCTCCTTCCATTCATCGAATTTCTCATCAATATATTTATCGAGTTTGAACTGATATGGTTTATCTTTATCTCCCTGAATAGGCGTTTCAGTAAACAGAGCTTTAAAAGGAACTGCACGAATACGCCTCCAAGTACCATGGTCATTTGCTTTGACACCCATCAATGTGTTACAAGTAACTACTAATTTGAACTGTGGAATAAAGGAAATGGTCTGAGGCATATATGGTGCACGACCCTGGAGCGGGTCCTTACCACTAGTAAGCTGCTTCATCATACCTTCGTTAATTACATCACCCTTCGATGGCTCTTGCATGACCGCATACCGCTTTCCCTTTAATTGTACAATTTCTGGGGCAAGACCACCTACCTTTCCACGCTTATCCGTTACTAGCGTGAGTGGAACATCACCCTTATAATCTCCCAACACCTTGGCCATCAAATCGACCAATACGGATTTACCATTAGAACCCACACCAATATACATATTAAATGTTTGGTTCGCAGATGTGCCACATAAGGTCGATGCCAAATGCTGCCACATATATTTGCATAGTTCTTTTTCGGGAAATAATTTATCCATAAAATCATTTATTTCGTTCATCATAGGTTGGTGGATTGCCAGATTGAGAGGAATATAATCGATACACGTACTCATCGAAATATTATCTTCAGGTTGGCCCTTTCGGAATATCTTTTCCTTGAAATCAATCACTCCATTCTTACAGCAAAGCAAATATTGATTATTGTCGAGTTTCGCCAAAAACGACCCATCGTAAAAGAGCTCTTTTGCCTCTGTCATAATATTTTTCTTATCATTTGTATTCGCTAACCGCTGGCAAATATTCAAAATACGAATCGATCGTGGCTTACCTACTTCCTCTGCTTGAGTTGGCTGAACTTGCTCACGAATCGGCTGCTGTTGTTGCTCTTCGTCTGCCAAATCATCCGTGGTTATCGTATTCATCAAGCCTATTGTTTTTTGATTATACAAATCACGTAGTTGAATCGAAATCGACTTTCTCAACGTAGTGCCCGAGTCAATTTCTTGCCATCGGTTATTCTTGTATTGATACCAAATATTTGCCTTCACACTTACACATACATATTCATGTTTATAAAGCTGATACAATACGTTTGCTAAATCGAAATCTCCACACCCACTACGATCACTATCCTTTTTTGCTGAGCACGATTTGATGGTCTGCTCTACATAATAATCAATTGTCTTTCTGCGTACGCGTTCATACTCTTGTTTTGCGTCGGTCTTTGCCCAGTGAATGAGAGAAAGCTTTGTAAGACCTCCATGCTTTCTCAAATCAAATCCATTCCATTTTTCACAAAGCTCACGAATACTACTAAATTGGAAATTCTTTGCTTTCGCACTAAATGCGAGCCAAACAATCAATAATTTGGGACTCGTATTTTTGAGAACCCAGCCAACGCGTATCCATTTCGCATAACTTCCATCATCATAATAGGATGGAGGTAAGATATTTACAAATTCATATGTCGATTTTAGTTCATATTCTGTATGAGACTCCGTAACACTATCAAGAAAACTATTCAATAAATAATTTAGTTCCTCTTTGTTTGATATCCTAGAAAGAGCAGAATTATCATGGATCAAGTTTTGAAAAGCGTTTGTCATAGTGGCTGAAGAACTACTCGATAATGAAGATTGAGACAGTGAAGAATGTGAGGAATTGGACGATTGACCGATTCGATTCACGGTTTTGAATTGCTCATATTTGGCAACAAAATCATTCTTCATAAAAAGGGAAATATGATTCGAATATCTTACGGAAAGCTTCTCCATATTTTTCTCTACGTTGAACTGCTGGATCGGAATCTCACTCCGCATAAACTCCTCATCGCTCGGGTCAAACTCAATCTCAAAAACGCGTGTCAATTGATATCGCTCATTTTGTGGCTTCCTCGAACCATACAACTGCCAATTCACGTGACCTTTACTGATTCCCGCATCAAATACGTCTTCCCAGGTATTCGTCTTAGGAAAATCCGACCACATTTCTTGTGCTCTTACCAGCATTTTTTGGCGGATAAGTTGCTGCACAATATGGTCTGCCTGTAGACCGATAATCATGTGAATTCCGTCCTTCGTCTTTTTTTCTTCCTTGAGACGATTTACGCTGGGCTTTTCCAATACAAAGATAGGAAACTTGGTATTCTCATCGAGCTGAAATGTTTTTTTGATTTCTTCTAAATATCCATCAATGAGATCTTCGACATGTTCCTTCGTATATTGCCGTTCATCTACCTCATAATCGTGTCGGAAATCAATATCTACTAAAATGGGTCCGTTTCCACTTAATTGTTTTTCTGTCAAATATTCCTTTTTTTTTGTTAGGATAACGTCTCGATAATATAGTTTCAAAAACGTCGGATATTCCGCATCTGAAATATGATACGAGCCACCATGGATTCCGTTATCCTTGTCTCCTATCCTTGTATTTGTAATTGGTTTATCAGAACCTTTTTGTATGTAATGTTTTGATAAGAAGTCGTTTATGTCGCGATAATTAGTTACTGTTGGAATAATGGATGACTCCATTTCCCTGTTTGGATATATATATGGGATACTTTTATTACCTTTCCGAATATTCAATTTTTTAGCAGACGTCTATTTTTATAGGTATTTTTGGCACGAGTTATGCTGCTAACGTATGAATGATTTTATTGGTTTGTTTTTTTTATTCTACTAATTCCATTCCCGATAATTCTTTCATCATACATATTTTATTGTCTTTTGGATAATTGTTGGTGAAAAAATTGAATCTAACAAAGCGTATAAAAATATAGATATTATATACCTATACGATGAAATTCTGCACAGTCTGTGATAACATGTACTATATTGGTATTAATGCCAATGACCCAAACCTGCTTACATATTATTGCCGTAATTGTAAGCATAAGGACGATACTATTACGGAAGAAGGCGTATGTGTTTTAGATACGCAGTTGAAGCGTGGTGAACAAAAGTTTAATCATATTATTAACAAATATACGAAATTAGACCCAACCTTGCCGCGTATTTATAATATCCAGTGTCCGAATGCAGAATGTAAGACGAATTTAGAAAAAACACCTGCCGAAATTATTTATTTGCGTTATGACGATGACAGCTTGAAATATTTGTATATTTGTTCTGATTGCGACACTACTTGGAAAACGAACGACGCAAAATAAAGCAAATCGAGTCAAAGTAAAAACGTAAAAAAATTGATTATCATTATACCAAATAATTATTTAGAAATATACTCCCCTATTTTATTATAAACCATGGACCCGAATGAAGATTTTGATGAGCCCGAGATTGATGAATCTGACGCAGAATCAGAGGCAGAAGATGTGCCATCTGAGAAAAAAGGAAAAGGTGTTGCCATTGATGCAGCGAGTGATGGTGAAGATGGAAATTCAGATGCCGAAGAAGAAGACGATGCCGAATCAGAAGTAGAAGAAGAGGATGATGCTAGTGCAGGAAATGAGGAGGCAATTGCTGGAATTGGCAGACCATTTGCTGAATTTGACAACTTTAGCGAAGACGAAGAAGAAGATGATGACGAAACCTATTTACAGAAATTTGATTCGCTTTCTCAGCAAAAAATTATTGCGGATTTTCATCCTGAATTACAGTCGCATAATTATGATGAAGTGGAAATTCTATCGCGAGTTGTTCGTGATGAAAATGGAAATATTATTGACCCTTTACATAAAACCTTGCCCTTTATTACAAAATATGAAAAGGCCAGGATTATTGGTGAGCGTGCGAAACAAATAAATGGTGGAGCCAAACCATTTGTCGAAGTTGACGTAAGTGTTATCGACGGGTATTTGATTGCACTAAAAGAGTTTGAAGAAAAAGTGATTCCGTTTATTATTCAGCGACCAATACCTTCCGGTGGCTCCGAATATTGGAGGTTTAGTGATTTGGAGATTTTGGCTTAATATATTTGGTCGATTCATAAGAAAAACAGTTTTTTTATGAATTTAAGGAGTTTATTTGATTCGGATTTTGCGTAAAATTATGCGGCTACATTTTCCAGGTTTTTCCACAGTCTAAACAGGTGATAAATATAGTTGCGGGCTCATCCGCTGAACGCGTCTGAAGCTCATAATGATTACATCGCTTGCTCTTACACTTCTTACAGGTAAACATATCCGTAGTTGCCTGAAGATTATTTGTAAATTTACTAGCATCGCGGGTCATTTTTTGCTCAATTAATTTACGCCAATGTTCGGGATTCATTTCTTGGTGTGTCATAAAAGCGAGTGTTTGTGGTTTAATATCACCATTTTTTAATTGAGCTAATAGGAGTGGATTTTTCATATTTGTATAAATGCTACGCAGTCTATCCAAATATAATTGAGCAAAGAATGGATTGTCCCACTTTTTGATTATCTTTCGATTGTTTGCCTCTTTGATCGCATAATTATAAATGGCTTTTTCCAAATTCGTAGACAACGCGTCATCATTATCTACGAATGGCATGATTTTGGTTTGCACATTTTTTCTGAAAATGTCGGGAGCGGCAATCTTGTACATGGCTAAGTTATTGTATTTAGCGGTTTGCCTTTATGTAATTGGTTCTATACTATTTTATTGAATCAATTTTTTTCAATTTATGCAATCGATTACTTGAACGGAACTCTAAACATACGACTCCTCGCTCAATTCGCTCGTACAATCTAAATAGGTATCAGGTTCTTGAACTATTGCTGTGAAAACATTGGATAATGTTTTTGTCACTATATTACTCGGCGTTTTCGCTTTGGATTTTTTTTCTTTAGGTGCTGACACACTTTGTTTAGCAACAGTTTGTTTTTTGGCCTTTTTGGGTTTTTCCTTTACGTAAACCACATCTTCGTCTTCGTCGTCTGCCTCTTCTACTTCATCATACGAGGCATCGTCTTCTTCATCATCTACGACAAATCCATCTTTTGCGTAGCCACTTTTTGTCACAGGAATATCCGCATATTCATCTTCCTCATCATTAGATGCTTCATCCTCTGCTTCATCTCCAATGTCTTCAAATCCGCCATACAAATGCTCGTATATTGAGTCCCACTCATCAGATGTTATTGAAACGGGAGTATTTTCGTCTTTGTAATTGACAATCAAACAGCTTCCAAAAAACAGGGTGTTATCGATGGGTGGAGGGAATTCGTACTTATTTTCGCTATTTGCTCGGCCAGTTGTCTTTCCATAAACAGAAATATTATATGATTTTTCGTTCAGATCTTTTATATTCCATTGTGTATAGCATTTAAATCCAGTTGCACTAGTATGACCTGCTTTTTTGTATAGTTCATTTTCGTCAAATGTCTTTAATGTTGACTCTTTGATGTTTCCTAATTTTTCTACGATTAATAATGTGATTGGGGACATTGCTTATATTTATCTAAAATAATGCGTTTATATCTGTTTGTCTTATATTTTTATTTAGTATCAATTATATGGGTCGCAAATATTATATTTTCATTATATATAATATAAATGCCAAACGGAGATACAGGCTTTTTTGGACCTAGTGGACATAGCGGATTCTTTGGACCTAGTGGACACTCAGGTCATAGCGGATTCTTTGGACCTAGTGGACACTCAGGTTATTCTGGGAACAGCGGTCATAGTGGTAAATCTGGTGAGTCAGGACACAGCGGTCATTCTGGTAAATCTGGTGAATCAGGACACAGCGGCCATTCTGGAAAGTCTGGTGAATCAGGACACAGCGGCCATTCTGGAAAGTCTGGTGAATCAGGACACAGTGGACACAGTGGAAAGTCTGGTCAATCAGGACACAGTGGCTATAGCGGACATTCTGGTCATAGTGGTTTTTTTGGTGCTTCAGGTAACCCATTAAGCAGTGATGCCAGTTTAAAAAGCCTTTCTATTACTGAAGCCGGTACTAATTCAAACGTTAATGTAGATTTTACTAATATTACAATCGATACTAATGGAGTTTATATACTTCCATACACAGCATTACCTATTTTTACATCATCAGCAAAACTAATAGCTACGCCAACTAATAATAATGCAACAATTACTGGTATTGCGACCGATGGCATAATACAATTAACACGTACCCGTTCAAATCAAGGAGATAATACCTTTAATATTTATGTTACAGCACAAGATAATATTACGCAGCGACACTATAGTATTACAATAAACGTACCAAATGATAATACTGGTGGAGGTGGAGGTGGAGGTGGAGGTGGCGGAGCGTCAGGTCCTTCTGGATTCTCTGGTCATTCTGGATTATCAGGACACAGTGGAAAGTCTGGACATTCTGGATTATCTGGACACAGTGGACACTCAGGAAAGTCTGGTGAATCTGGTCATTCTGGACACAGTGGTAACAGTGGACACTCAGGAAAGTCTGGATTATCTGGACACAGTGGACACTCAGGAAAGTCTGGTGAATCTGGTCATTCTGGACACAGTGGTAACAGTGGACATTCTGGAAAGTCTGGTGAATCTGGTCATTCTGGACACAGTGGTAACAGTGGACACTCAGGAAAGTCTGGTGAATCTGGTCACAGTGGTAACAGTGGACATTCTGGTAACAGTGGACATTCTGGAAAGTCTGGTGAATCTGGACACAGTGGACACTCAGGAAAGTCTGGTGAATCTGGACACTCAGGTCATTCTGGACACAGTGGTAACAGTGGACATTCTGGAAAGTCTGGTGAATCTGGTCATTCTGGACACTCTGGTCATTCTGGAAAGTCTGGTGATTCAGGTCATTCTGGACACTCAGGTCATTCTGGAAAGTCTGGTGAATCTGGACACAGTGGACATTCTGGAAAGTCTGGTGAATCTGGACACTCAGGTCATTCTGGTAACAGTGGACACTCTGGAAAGTCTGGTGAATCTGGTCACAGTGGTAACAGTGGACACTCTGGAAAGTCTGGTGAATCTGGTCACAGTGGTAACAGTGGACATTCTGGAAAGTCTGGTGAATCTGGTCACTCAGGTCATTCTGGAAAGTCTGGTGAATCTGGACACTCAGGTCATTCTGGTACCAGTGGACATTCTGGAAAGTCTGGTGAGTCTGGGAACAGTGGTCATTCTGGAAAGTCTGGTGAATCTGGACACTCAGGTCATTCTGGTACCAGTGGACATTCTGGAAAGTCTGGTGAGTCTGGGAACAGTGGTCATTCTGGAAAGTCTGGTGAATCTGGTCATTCTGGGAACAGTGGCCATTCTGGAAAATCTGGCGAATCTGGACATTCTGGGAACAGCGGCCATTCTGGAAGATCTGGCGAATCTGGTCATTCTGGGAACAGCGGCCATTCTGGAAGATCTGGTGAATCCGGACACAGTGGTAACAGCGGTCATTCTGGAAAATCTGGTGAATCCGGACACAGTGGTAACAGCGGTCATTCTGGAAAATCTGGTGAATCTGGTCATTCTGGGAACAGCGGTAACAGTGGCCATTCAGGAAAGTCTGGTGAATCTGGTCATTCTGGGAACAGCGGCCATTCTGGCAGATCTGGTGAATCCGGACACAGCGGTAACAGTGGCCATTCTGGCAGATCTGGCGAATCTGGTCATTCTGGGAACAGCGGCCATTCTGGAAGATCTGGTGAATCTGGTCATTCTGGGAACAGCGGCCATTCTGGAAAATCTGGCGAATCTGGTCATTCTGGGAACAGTGGCCATTCAGGAAAATCTGGCGAATCTGGACATTCTGGGAACAGCGGCCATTCAGGAAAATCTGGTGAATCTGGTCATTCTGGGAACAGCGGCCATTCTGGAAGATCTGGTGAATCTGGTCATTCTGGGAACAGCGGCCATTCTGGAAGATCTGGTGAATCCGGACACAGTGGTAACAGCGGCCATTCTGGAAAATCTGGCGAATCTGGTCATTCTGGGAACAGCGGCCATTCTGGAAGATCTGGTGAATCTGGACACAGCGGCCATTCTGGAAGATCTGGTGAATCTGGTCATTCTGGGAACAGTGGTAACAGCGGCCATTCTGGAAGATCTGGTGAATCTGGTCATTCTGGGAACAGCGGCCATTCTGGTAACAGCGGCCATTCTGGAAGATCTGGTGAATCCGGACACAGTGGTAACAGCGGCCATTCTGGAAGATCTGGTGAATCCGGACACAGCGGTAACAGTGGCCACTCTGGAAACTCTGGTCATTCTGGAAGATCTGGTGAATCCGGACACAGCGGCCATTCTGGAAAGTCTGGTGAATCTGGTCATTCTGGGAACAGTGGCCACTCTGGAAACTCCGGTCATAGTGGAAACAGTGGACAATCGGGTCACTCAGGACACACCGGTGGCATGGCTCCCTGCTTTTTGGAAAAGACACTCATCAAAACGCCCAATGGATATGTGCATGTCGAAACTGTTAAAGTCGGTGATTATGTAATGTCTCATAAAAATAAGCCCGTCAAAGTAACAAAAATTGGTAATTGGAAATGTAACATAAACAACAAGTCTGATTTATCCAGACGCATTTTTAAGATTCCAGCTGGAAAACAAAACGCAACCTCCGATTTATATTTGAGTTTCTTCCATCGTATTTTTACACCAGAGGATGGTTGGTTAAGAAAACCAATTAGTTTAGGATTTAAAGAAGCTCCAGATTCCGAAGTGACTAATGATCCAAACGGACGTTATACTATTTACCATATTCGTGTCGAAGATGGAGAACGTAACCATTTAATTGTCAATGGCGGATGTTTGGCTGAATCATGGATTGAAATTCCCGATGAACCTTGATTCTTTAAAACTGATACGTTAACTTGTAGGTTGACTTGTACGTTTAAGTAGACAAAATGAATCGTATTTGTATAATATAGAATGTATTTGAATACTGGATTGTTAATCATAATAAATATTATTATATCTATTATAATTATTTATGCAGGGCATTTGCTTTGGAATTATTTGAAAGATAATTATAGTAAAAAGAAAACCAAGGATTTAGTGGGTAGTCAAATTGAGAAATATAAGAAAATGGTGGGGGAAATGAATGATGGTAGTAGTTCTCGTAGAAATATGGACGAATTGTCTCAGGAAGATTTGGCAAAGATGGAGCGGGAATTAAGTAGTTTTATGGAGAATGGTTAGATGGATATTTACATCATCATGTCCTTGGACATTTTTGATGATTTAGAACGTCTGCGGCGGGATTTGCGGGATTTCTTGGATTTTTTGGATCTGCGTTTGCCTCCGCCTCTATTCATTGCGTCAAGTTCAGAATTCGCTTTTATCATAGTTTGTAATTCGGATTCAAGCTCTTCTAGCTTCAATTTTAAATTTTTTATGTCTTCTGCCGATAATGATTCTTTCTTATTCAAAATGTCTTTCGTTAGTTTTATGTAATTTCCTACACCATCAATTAACGCTTGTGAAAACTTTTCACCTAAACCTGCAGTTTTAGTACTACCATCTGATTTGTATCCATCATCTTCTTCGTCTCCACTCATTATCTATATATTATTAACACAAAATAAATAATATAAAAGATCTACAAAAATCCTCTAAATAATTAAAAAACGCACATAAAGCTATCCCCACATTAAAAGTAATGGAACTTACACAAGCACAAATATCCCATCTCCTGAATCGTTTTCCAGAATTTGAACTTTCTTATGAAACAATTTCCCATAATAAAGTTTCCCCTGATTATGATATAGCCATAGCCATACCCACTGGAAAAAAAGGATTTATTTGGTTTACCTTTCATCAAGACGATGATGTCTGTTATTTATTAGACTCGAATAAAGACAAAAAAATTACAAAGGCGATCCGATTAGATTTAGTCAATCTAGAATATTATCAAAAGTTAGCACTAGGTACCGTGTTATATGGTACCATTTTAATAGATGAACTAACGGGAAAAAACACATTTATTTTGGAAGATGTCTATTTGTATCAGGGTCTGTCTCTTAAAAAACAAACAATGAATCATAAACTATCTATTATGTTGGATTTTTTTGATCATGCGGTGGCGAATGCGATTCAAAAGAAAGAATTTGTCTTTATGTTACCAATGATGTGGTACAATAATGAAAACGAACTAAATGGACAACAGAATGGCTTACCCTCAGGTTCATCCGCAGGTTTGCCTTCAGGCTTACCCTCAGATATCCAAAAAATCGTCGGTTATACAACTCATCATATTCAACATCGTTCTACTAGTAAAATTATGCCCTATGTGAATATATTTTTAAACCGTAAATTAAATGGAATACTATCGAATGCACCGTTAATGTGTTCAGATACAACAAAAACACAAAAACAATCAACACATATATTTGAAACCCAGCGTATTACAATGGACTTTTCAAAGCCTCAATATAAATACCCCACTGTTTTCCAAGTGACCGCGGATATTCAGTTTGATATTTATCATCTCTTTGCTTATGGAAGAAACAAAAATCCTGTTTATTATAATATTGCCTATATTCCCAATTGTAAATCGAGTGCATTTATGAACGGACTTTTTCGTAAAATTCGCGAAAATAAAAACCTAGATTATATCGAGGAAAGTGATGATGATGATGATTTCCAAAATATGGAAGAAGATAAATATGTCGATATCAATAAAGTGTTGTTATTAGAGTGTACGTTTCATCAAAAATTTAAACGGTGGGTTCCGGTGCGGGTCGTAGATAAATATGCTAAAGTAGTCCATCTAAATAAGCTAGTACGATAAAACCCATATAAATAGTATGCTTTTTGTATACTATTTATGGACCCCACTCATTTAACTGTTTATCAATCCCCCTTCCGAAAACATCGTATTGGACAATATGCGGATGGAGGATATGTTATCTGTGATATTCCTGACGTTGAATATGATATTTTGATAGCAGGTGGCGTTGATAACAATGTGGCATTTGAGGAACACTTTTGCCAGATATATGACAACACGCTATGCTTTGCATATGATGGCACAATTGAGAACATTGAGACGAAAAATAAAAACATTACCTTTTTCAAACAAAATATCAGTCATAATGGCGAGGATGGAACGACAACCTTACACCATTTATTAGATGCGGCTTCGTGCGTTTTCATTAAAATGGATATTGAGGGATGGGAAATACCATGGCTTCTCAGTTTGACCGAGGAACATTTCTCAAAAATTGGCCAAATTGTCATGGAATTCCATCGACCATTTGACGAATTGGGCGGGGAAGCGTTAAGGCGTCTCAGTCTGTTTTTTTCCCTGGTCCATTTTCATCCGAACAATTGTTGTGGTTGTCGAGAACATTCTGGAGTCATTATCCCAAATGTCTTTGAATGTACTTTTATCAACAAAAAATATATAAAGGGGGAACCTATTTTGAATACTGACCCAGTGCCATCGGACCTAGATGTTCAAAACTTGCATTATCATGACGAAATTCACGTGAATTATCCACCATTTCGGCACGAACCATAAAAAATAATATCCATCCAAAGATATTATTTTTATTTATCAATCACGATTTCTTTGAGAACATTTCGCATGATTTTATTCATATCCTTTTCTTCATCCTCAGGACAATAAGAACCAAGAGAACTTAGCGAGATTTTTAAAAACTCATCATTTTCGGGCGTATCTACTTTTACAAAATCAGGATTTTGTGCTTGCCACGCAGGTAGCTGTTGCAGATTTTTCTTCGCGATTCGTTTTACTATGTTGCGAAACCCCGTTTTTTCTGCGGATTCCTTTTCCCAGTTGTCTTGGTCTTTTATATATACCGTTTCGCGTTTTAAATCCGTACAATGAAGTGGCCGGGTATAAATATCTAATTCTTTTAATTTATTGATGAAAATCCGTGATATACCGGGAACGTATCCGAGCCGGCCAGTTGCCTCCAAATCCGAAACTGTTAACTTTATTGATTTTATAAAATCAGTGATACTGATAGCATCCTTACATTGCTCATTTAAAAACAGATTTAAATTAAAATTATTATTATTAGTGATGTTATTATTCTGAATATTTGTCACTGCCTGTTTCTTTGATAATTCAACTATTGTATTTTGTAGTTCTCGATTCTGCTCTATTAATAAATTTTGCATATCCTTACTCTGCTGCATAAATTCCATAATAAGATCAGATGTTACTGGCGTTGTCTGTACGGTCAATTGTTTACTGATAGCCGCATCAAGTATATGGTCATCTGCTTTCTCATCTTCACTTTTACTATCGTGATAACTATGTGTATTCAATGTTTCGATGTATTTATCACAATTTTTTCTATGTTTACACAAACTAGACATGTGTTTATAAGATATGCCACAAACACATTTGTATGCCTTGGTTGAAGTTTCCATACTATTCGATATGTGTTTTTTTGTTGACAAATGACTCGTCCAATTTCCTTTTTTTTCAGTAGAAAAATTACATATTTTGCAAAAAAAGTTTAAATTAGCCATGGTTAGTCTTGAGACTGAATGCTTATATATTAAGTAAATATATTATTTATTTATTACCTTATATGATAATATAATTATTAATAAATATTGGTCGGCTGTTTTTGCTGTTTTTTGCTGGAAATCATTAGTCTAAATGGCTAATGATTTCCAGCCAAGTTTTATTCCGCGTAAAAATTGACAAAAAATTATGCAGCCAATTTTTCTGAAAAAAACACCAATTCGCTGCACGACCGAGTAAAATCGATTTTTCTAAAATTTTATATCCGGTTTTTTGAAAAATGGACATTTTAAAAATGTCCAAAAAAAAAAAA